CAACATGTTGAACATATGCACCATTTAGATTTCCTTTATACCCACAATCACGCTCTGCGACACCGAAGTCAAATTCGCGGTTCATCTTGCGATTATATGCTACTTGTTTATGTTCCCATTTTCTCATCCATTCATCGCGTTTCATGTTTCACCCTTAATTCCAGTTGCAAGCGTTTTTTACTTTGTCGATGTGGTTATAAAGACCATCAATGTTAAACACTGCTTTCTCAATGTCGCCAGCTTCCGGCACTACTTCAATGATAAATTGTTTTTCGTTAACCAGATTTTTAATCATTGGAATGGCTTTTTTGCCGTTCCATAATCCAAGAGCTTTATAGTTAGTTGACCGCCCCCATTCAGTGGCTACAGCTTTGTGATCACCGATCCGGTAGTTAATATAAGTAGTGTCCCCGGCGTCAGTTACACGGTGTGACCATGCTACGAACATTTTTGTTTTATTACCCTGGCAAGCAATTGTTAATACCGGTTTATTCTTATCCTGTGCCTTCAGTGCCGGGAAGGCATCAAGACTTCCGCTGAAATGATCTGCTTTCACAAAAAGGAACACGTTTTTTGTGTCCTGCATATCATCTTTTCTTTCGACCACAAGCCACTGTTTACCAGCTTTTTCTTTTGCTAACTGTGCCTCATATGCGGCTTGTTTTGCTTGTTGTTCCGCAAGCCATTTAGCATTTTTCTCAGCCAATGCTTGTTGTTCTTGAGTGGTCACTATAGGCGCTTTTTCATTATCCTCATTGCAACCAACCAGACCCAATACCGCCGCAATCATTGCCACTTTTGCTAACCGTTTCATAACCCACCCCGCTTAGTTTTTATTTTTAAGTGATTTTAACATTTCTTCAATGAAATCCGCATAGCGTTCATGTTCGTGGGGACGGTAGTTTACGTTTTTCATTTTCTTGTCCTCTTTTGCTTCCTCCGGTTTATCCGGTCCTTTTAAATCCCTTTACTCTATCCCTTTCCTTTAGCCTCTTTATACAAAATGTATTCGTTGAAGTGAAGCCATTTTGTATAAAATAGAGACATAGATCACATCTTGTATGAGGTTAAATCATGGCTACCAGTGTAGGTACAATTTATTACGAAGTTGACGCGAAAACTGGTCAACTTCTCGTTGCACAACGACAGGCAGACCAGGCCTTTGACCGTATAGAGCGCGGCGCAAAACAGGCTGACCGCCAGGTAAACACCCTGAAAACATCCATCAAGGCACTGACCAGGGTTATCCATTTGCTAATTGCTGCCGAGGCTGTGCGCCAATTTATGGATATGGCGGAGCAAGCAAAAATGCTTCGCGTAAAAATCAAAATGCTTACGGGCGATGCGGAGTCCGCCGGACGGGTTTTCGACGGCCTGAAAGCAATATCCAGGGAAACGGGGCAAAGCCTGAAGGATACTGGCGAACTATGGCAAGGCCTGGCTATCTCACTGAAGAACACGTCCGCTACGGAAGGGCAATTGCTTAACCTGGTTGGTACGATTCAGAAAATGGGGGCGTTGGGCGGTGCGTCAGCGGAGCAGATGTCAAACTCAATGCGTCAATTCCGTCAGTCTATCGACGGAGGCGTGCTTCGTGCTGAAGAATTCAATAGCCTGTTAGAGAACACCCCGACCATCGTACAGACAATGGCCCGCCAGATGGGGTTATCTATGGGCCAATTCCGCGCAGAAATGCTGGAAGGCAAGATCACGGCTGAAAGGATGGTTAACGCAATCCAGGCGGCTACGCAGGAAACAAACGAGAAGTTTGCGCAGTTGCCGCGCACATCCGGCATGGCCCTGAATGAGCTTAAAGTCGAGGTTATGGGGCTTGTTGAGCAGTTGGATGATCTTTTCGGTGTATCCGATACGGTTGTCGCTGGTATCGATCTTGTCACGAAAGGTGTTAAGGCTTTAGGTGAAGGCGCTGATTTCGCTAAAACCTGCTTTAACACACTGAAGACGGCTGGTAGCGAATTTATTGATATATTTGAAGATGTCGGAATCAAGGCTGGCGAGGTAGCGGAGAAGATCATCGCAATGGTCACGCCAATCAAAGCACTAATGGACGCCTATAAATGGATGAAGGAGGTTGTAGGGGAACAAACAGACGAATATAACAGCAACTACGAGAAGAAATACGGTAAGACCGTTGGTAAGGTCATGCAATTACAGGATGATCTGACCGCAGCAATCCAGGCTACAGAGGAAGCAAGGAAAAATGAACAGAATGCCGCCAATGACGGAGCGATTACCGGATTCGACAAGCCAGTAGACAAACCTAAAAAACAGAAAAAAGAGAAGAAATCAGAAGCTGATCGGCTTGGTGATAAAGGTATAAGCGTTTCTGACCAGTACAACAAAGACGCCGCCGCTATGCGCAAAGCGTTAGAGAACGGCAAGGCCATTGATGCTGCATTCGCCCAGGGTAAAATCACCCTCCTTGAGTACCGCGCCGCGCAAAAAGGGATAGGCAAGGAACTGAAGGAAGAATTAGCGCAAATTCCGGTAGAGGAATTGCGTGATAAATGGGCGCAAATAGTAAGCCCGATGGATCAGCTTAAAGGCGAGGTTGACCCTATTCAGCAGGTCCAGAATGAATGGGCAGTCCGTAAGCAAATGCTTATCGACCTGGGCGTTACGGAAGCGCAACAGAAACAGGAACTGTTAGCCTATGAGCAGCAGATCCGCGATCTAAAGTGGGAACAATGGCAGGCGCAAAGCGACACAAACAGTCTGATAGGTTCTTGTGTCAACGGCCTAAAAGGTGGCATGAGTAATGCGCTTGTTGGTCTGTTAAACGGTACTCAATCGCTTAGCGATGTATTCGCAAACTTGGGTAGCAATATTCTTGGTTCAGTAGGGAATAAACTTGCGGAAATTGCTGGCGACTGGATAGCCGATCAGATCATGATGGAGACACAAAGCAAGGCAACGCAGGCAAGTACAACGGCTGGCGCGGTAGCGGCACAAGGCCAGATTGCAGCGGCGGCGGCCCCGGCAGCGGCGGCAACAGCGGCGTCAACTGGCGGCGCATGGGCGGCGGCTGGTTCGGCGGCACTTACTGCGATCATGTCGCTGGCGGCGTCAATTTTTGGCGGCGGGCGATTTAATGGTGGTAGCGTCATTGGTGGCAATATGTACCGCGTAGGGGAACACAACAGGCCGGAGCTATTCCAGACGTCTAACGGAAACCAATATATGATTCCGGGCGAGAACGGCAGAGTTATCCCTGGTCGTGATATTGGCGGCGGTGGCGGTATCAGTATGCCTGTCAGTATCACCATTCAGACCACAAACGGATTTAGCGACGAGGACAGCCGCAGACTTGAGCAAACAATGGAACGTGTAGCAATGAAAATGATAACAAGGGAATCACAAAGACCGGGCGGAATATTGCAGCCGCGCCGCAAATAAACAAAAACCCCGGTACAATGCCGGGGTTATCTTTTAGTTATTCTCAAAACTTGTATATCCTCTTTCAATTTTCCCGCCTCTTACACTTCTTGCAAATACTGCATCAGCATGTTTGAAAAATGGTTCAGTATATGTGTCTCCTTTACTATCCATCCATTTCACGATCCAGGCTATACGTTTTACATTGCTTTTATTTGCCGGGTTTTTCATTTTATTTTCCTCCGCAAATTACAATCTTCCGTTTCTGGCTATATAGCTGCGAGAAAACATCACCAACCAAATATTCCAGATCTCCCGCCAGGTGAATTTATCGTCCTCCATATCCCGCCTCACTTATGCGCCCCTTTAACCCCGCAGTGGCGGTTATATTCCAGATGATCGATGATTAACCAGACTTTGAGATCTTCGCTAAACAGCCGCCAGTCAGGGTTAATATCGAATTTAAAACCGTAACCATCGCGTAACTTTTTGGGGCGCGCCTCTTTCTTCAAAAATGCTTTAAGCAGTTCCTTACCCTTCTTGATAATCCGGTCCTGTGCGTTTTTCTGTACTTTCAGGTTTTTGTCGATCGCTACCAGTTTCATAGCTCACCCCCGATTATCCTTAATTAAGAGCCTTCAGGAAGAAACCACGGTATTCATCTTCTTTTGCATTCATCATGAATTGACCGTATTTGAATGCATCGTCGAAACCCTTAACGATTGCTATTTCCACTTGTTCGAATGCGTTGTTTAGCATTACCACTACATAGCGTTTCATTTTTGGGCCTCCTTCGTTGGTACTGCTTTTCTTCTTGCTTTCTATATACATCTTGATGCGTGCTATGTGAAGCCATTTTGTAAACTAGCTATAATCATTGTGATGAAGATCTCATTTTTTGCGTAGAATCGCGTAAAAGTATATACAAAATGTAAATTATAGGGGGATTTATGCCTGAAGTGTTCCGATGGACACCACAAAGAAGCTACAGCGTAAACAGTGAGCCTAACGTGTCTGTCATTAAGCTGGGGGATGGGTGTGAACAGCGCCAGACAAAAGGGATTAACCCTTTACTTGATAGCTACAGCCTGGTTTTTAAAGGCACAAGCGCCGGATGCGGTGACGCCGGAAACGTGGCGCTCCAGGTTGACGCATTTTTAAGGGCGCGTTGCGCGGTCGAGGCGTTTTACTGGACTCCATCAACTGACGGGGTGCAAAGGCTTTTTGTATGCAGAAAGTGGAGCATGACGAAAGACGGCCCGGTATGCACGCTAAACGCAACTTTTGAGCAAGTTGTCAATTAATGGAGGTGTCAATATGTATGCTATTTGTGTAGTGGACCGCACGGGCGCTTTTACATTGTTTGACGACTATGAAATTAAAGATCTTACTGTAAAGGCTGACAATGGCGAGATCTGGTATCTTCATGATGTTGGTGACGGGTATGTCGGATGCAGATCGAGAGAGGGTAGGGAAGTGTTATTTTTGCTTGATGGCTTATAAACACGACCCCGCGCGAAGCGGGGTTTATAGTGTCGATAGCAGAATACATAACAATCCAATGATGATAATAATCACTTCCAAAACGTAATTTTCGCACATCTCATAACGCCCCCTTCAAATATGTCAATCCCTTATCAGTGACGAATGAATGATTTACCTGGTTTTCATCCGTCATGATGATGAATAACTTTTCCTGTAGGTATTTTGCTTTCGGGTACAGCGTTAAGCAGACCTGGTACAGTATCCCGCGTTCAATCAGTAAATCAATGAATTCATGTTCATGATAACCGACAAGGCGGGCGGCCTGCTTCAACGTGTACACATAATTACTGTGATTGCGCCGCGCCATATTGCCGCCTTATTTATTGAACGCGCCAAGGTTGTCGATACAGAAATCTTTCGCCGCTTTTTCGTATTCGCGTTTTGCTTCAGGATCATCTGCCGGGAAACCGTGCGCGTGTATTTCCGGGCAAGACTGATCCATAGAATCCGCAAGGTTTTCTTTAAAGCAAGCGCCGTTATCAATATCGTATTTCATACATTCCACCTTATCCGGTATTTGCACTGGAGTAATTTTGAATTCTCTGGCGCGTCCGAAGAATCGAACAAGTTTTTCTCCTTCCTCGACTGCCATTTCGTAACTGTCATGCAAGCCGTAACCTTCCCAATCATCACTACCAGCCATCCAGACATCAAGACGATACTTTTGCATTTTGCTAACCCTCATATTTGACAGGTTTGATCTGGTATCCCAAAACGCGGTCATCCTCCGAAAGTTCAAGCGCATCAATCAGCGCTTCCCCCTCGTCGTCATACAGAGCGATAACCTTTTCCCTCCCGTCAGTCATGAACACCGTCAACTTCCATAGCTTTTCAGTCATCATGCACCTCCGCGCCATTTTGTTAACTATGCTTCCGTTTGAGTAAAATATACATATTGTAAAAACCGCGATCAATCCATTTTGGTATGATTTAGCGTGACGCAGATCACAAAATGACAAGGTGAGAAAATGCGCAATATTCCGAGAGAGATGATTATTGATTCCGTCGATGCCGGAGTCGGCGCGGTCATCGACTTATTTGAACTGGACCTGACCCCACTTGGCGGCGAGGTTGTCCGCTTCCATTCCGGCGCTAATGGCTATTACGGGAATGTTATCTGGAAGGGTATCGCTTACAACAGCTACCCGATCGAAGTTAGCGGCTTCGAAATGAAAAACGAGGGGGTATACGCGCGGCCTCAAATGGCAGTAGCCAACATCGGCGGCCTTATTACCGGAATGAATAACGACTTTAACGACCTTCGCGGAATGAAAGTTACCCGCCGCCAGGTGGAGGTTAAATACCTGGACGCTGTTAACTTCCCTAACGGCAATCCAGATGCAGATCCTTCTATTGAGGCGGTATCTGTTTACGTTGTCGAGGCAATGAGTGAAGAAACGGCGGAGCAAGTACAGTACGAACTATCAACGCCAGTAGACGCAGACAAGGCTGTTATACCTGGGCGCACCATCCTTGCTGACGTTTGCCAGTGGCAATATCGCGGAGACGGTTGCGGATATAGCGGCGGCCCGGTAGCGACTGATAAAGATGCGCCGACCAGTGATCCAACATTGGATAAATGCAGCCACCGCCTCAGCGGTTGTCGCTTGCGCTTCCCGCGCCCGAATCCGTTACCAATTTCATGTTTCCCCGGATCAAGCAAGGTGGGCTAATTATGGCACTTGAAGACAAAATGGTTCGTTATGCCGCCGCTCACCCTCGCGAGGAAGTTTGCGGACTGGTGATAGATAACGATTATTTTTACCCGTGCTTAAACATGTCTGAAACGCCCTACAACAGCTTTAAAATTTCGCCGGACGATTACATCAAGGCTGACGAATTGGGCGTCATAACCGCCGTTTTCCACTCTCACGTTGAAGATATTCCGGTATTGTCGGCGCTGGATCGACAACAACAGGTTATTTCCGGCCTTCCGTGGTTTTTATGTTCCGGTGGCAGGGTTAGAAAATTCCGCCCGGTAGCGCACCTGTTAGGCCGAAAATTTGAGCACGGAAAAACAGACTGCTACGCGCTTTTCCGGGACGCCTATCACCTTTGCGGCGTGGATCTGCCGGACTTCGAGCGCCTTGATGGGTGGTGGTTGCATGGTGAAAACCTGTATTTAAAAAACTTGCCGCTAAACGGGTTTTATCAGGTTGACGCGCAAAGCATCCAGCCTGGTGACGTGATTATTCGCCAGCCGTTCAAGGGTGCTGATCCATGTCACGCGATGATTTACCTGGGTGATAACACTGTTTTGCATCATGACAATGCCGGACTGTTAAGTCGCCGCGAGCAGATGCGGCCCGCTTATGTTCGACAAACGCATTCAATATGGAGATCTGACAAATGCTCAAATTTAGATTTACGGGCAATCTTCGAAGATATTACGGCAAAGTGTGTTTAAACGTTGATACGCCAGCGCAAGGACTTCGCTTATTGACTGCGCAGAATCAGGAATTCAAAAAAGCGTTTTTAAACACACCATCACGATTACGGATTGCGGGAAAGGATTATAACGAAAAAACAGCGCCCGCTGCGGTTAATAGCAAATACCCGGACGGGACCACTGTAATTATTGCGCCAGTAGTGGAAGGTGGGATCGCTGGTATCGGTGTAATTGGCTGGATCATGATTGGTATTTCAGTAGTTAGCGTTGCGTTTTCCCTCTTTATGTCTCGCAACATGAAGGTAAAAACATCAGCAGAAAGCGCACAGGATAACACCATAACGAATAACACCTACACCAGCGTTGAAAACAAGGTAGGCCAGGGTAGACCAGTGCCAATCCTGTTAGGTGAAATGAAAATAGGTTCGAATGTAGGATCGCTTGGTATCGACACAAGCAACAACAAAGACGCTCTGGACGTTGTAAGTTAATAAAGGGGGTTACTATGGGCGGCGGTGGTGGTAAAGCAAAAACACCAGTTTTATTAAACGATAACTTGTATCATAAGCAGTTTTATCGCGTCCTGGATATCCTGTCAGAAGGGCCGATTTATGGCCCTGTCAATCAGGCGGCACCGTTAAACTGCGTAATGCTTAATGATACGCCTATAACTGACACCGTGGGTAACGCAAGTATCCCCGGCGTTAGTATTGCGTGGCGTCCTGGTAGTCTCGACCAGTCTCCAATCAATGGATTTAACTCCATTGAATCGACTGTAATGGTCAATGCACAGGTTAAGCACGATACGCCGATTATACGCACAGTATCAGACAGAAATGTCAATCGTGTACGTCTTAATATTGGCGTTGATTCTCTGGTATCGAGCGACAACCAGGGGAACCAGTACGAAACATCCGTACATTTAGCTATAGATATTAAACCTTCATCATCATCGTCATGGACTATAGTTAAAGATGTAATTATCGGACCGGGTAAAATTAGCGGGGAATACCTTGAATCACACATCATTGATGCGCCGAGTGAGTACCCTTTCGATATTCGCGTTCGCAGAATTACGGCAGATAGCACCAGCGATCTACTTCAAAACGACACACGCTGGAATAGCTACAGCGAGATCATAGATGACAACCTGTCATATCCTCACACGGCGGTAGCTGGCTGTGTTATTGATCACGATCAGTATACTGATACACCGACCCGCGCTTATCATCTTCGCGGGCTGATTGTTGACGTGCCGGACAACTATAACCCTGAAGCGCGCACGTATTCCGGTTTATGGCTTGGTGGATTTAAAAAGGCGTACACCAATAACCCTGCTTGGCTTTTCCGGTATTTGATTAAAAATGAACGCTTTGGCCTTGCACGACAGGCTGGTTATATTGACGTTGATGACGGCGCTTTATACGTGCTTTCTCAATACTGCGACCAGTTGGTTGATGATGGCTACGGCGGCCTTGAGCCTCGCATGACGCTTAACGCTTACATCACAGAGCAAATGAGCGCCCGCGACTTACTTGATAATATAGCTGGCATGTTCCGTGGTATTGCGTTATGGGACGGGCAACGTCTTACAGTGATGATTGATGCGCCACAAGATCCGATTGCAACTATCACGAACGCAAATGTCGTAGATGGTGCATTCACCCGTTCGAGCCTTGCCCGCGCGGAGTGCTATAACGCCGTGATTGTATCCTGGACCGATCCGGGTAACGGTTGGGAACAGTCAAAAGAATACGTTTCTGACGATGAACTAATCGCCCGCGACGGCTACAACGAAACCACACTGGAGGCGTTCGGGTGCACGTCTCGCGGACAGGCTTACCGCGCTGGTAAATGGCTAATCGAAACAGCAAAACGCGAGCCGTCGAAATTTACGTTTAAAATGGCCCGTGACGCCATTCACTTTACACCAGGTGATATCATTGAGATCCTCGACAATAACCGCGCGGGCGCTCGCTTAGGCGGTCGTATCGTGGCGAACAATGGCAAAGTGATAACGGTCGACAAGGTTGATTCTGAATATATCGCGGCTGGTGACACCATCAGCTTACTTGATAGCGATGGTAAATTTAAAAAACACCAGATCACCGGAGTTAACGGAAACAATATTACCCTTGCTGCGGCCCCGGCATGGATTCGCAATGGCACTGTTTTTGCTGTATCGACTGAAGCAGCAAAACCCGTTTTATGTAGGATCACCAGCGTAGCAGAAACAGAAAATAACAGCGTATACACTATCGAAGCCGCACAGCACGACCCTAACAAACAGGCCGTAGTTGATGAAGGCGCAGTCTTCGAAATCAACAACGACACGCTGAATCATTTCCGTGTGCCTAACATTGAAAACCTCAAGGTAATGAATGTTGGTTCCGAAACCGTTCAGTGCTCCGCGTCGTGGATGACGCAGACCACAACTCACCGTCTGACCTTTGAATTACGTGTTTATAACGAAGACAGCAAAGTTGTCGCCAGTTATGAGACGACAGAATTCCGGTATGATTTTAATGGCCTGAATTGCGGTCAATACTCTTTAGGCGTTCGCGCCCGCAATGATACCGGTATGAAAGGCGCGGAATCTATCGTTGATCTCGTTATTGGTGCACCTTCAAAACCAATTGGTGTTAACTGGATACCAGGCGTATTTCAGGCTACTGTGTACCCAATCAGCAAAACAACTCTGACCAGCGATACAAGCTATGAATTCTATTTTGCTGGCGAAACACAAATCACTAATCCGGCATTAGTCACCACTAATGCACAATATACCGGACGTGGTTATCAGTGGACGTTCGGCGGAATGAACACGGGCCATACTTATTACGTTTATGTGCGCACGCGTAACGCTTTTGGTGTATCAGATTTCGTAGAGGCGTCAGGTAAACCAACAGAGGATTTCGATGAAATCAGCGATTACGTAACCAAAGACGTGATGAATTCTGACCAATTTAAAGGAATGGTTAGCGACATTAAAGATCTTGGCGACCGCACCGACCTTATCGAAAGCGCCACTGACGACCTTAAAACAGCCACTGATAATCTTACCAATATCACAAACGGCCTAAGAACTGATACTGACGACCTTATTGCAGAAACAGGGTCAATAAAAGCTGACACAGATACGCTTAAAAAAGACACGGAAGATCTTTATAAAAAAGTTCAGGAAAACGCCGATGATATCGGACAGCATGAGGTAAGAATTGACTCATTAGAGGTATCAAGTGAAAAAACCGACAGCGAACTGGCGCAGGCAAAAGCAAGCCTACAAAACGCATCGCTTGCCCTTATTAATAACTCGCTTGCACAGACTAACACCCGCGTAACTCTTACCGCTCAGTACAAGAAAGGTAAAACAGAGACGAAAGCGGAAATTGACCGTATTGACAACGTTATCGCTGAAGAGAAAAAAGCGACTGCGGAATCACTGGAAACCATCACGGCAGAGATGAACACGATGGATACCAACCTGAAAGGTCAGATTTCCAATGTTCAGCGTGCAGTAGCTGACGAGGCGAGCGCCCGCGCTGAAGCTATTAGTGGTGTAAACGCATCGATCACCAACCTTGATAAGAAAACCGACGCCAACGTAAACCGCCTTGATCAAGCTATCGCTGACGAAACCAGCGCCCGGACTCAGGCCGTCAGTGACGTGAACGCAAGCATCACCACGCTGGACAAGAAAACTGATGCCAGTGTGAAACGACTTGATCAAGCAATCGCAGATGAAACAAGCGCCCGGACTCAGGCCGTCAGTGACGTGAATGCAAGCATCAGCACGCTTGATAACAAGGTGACAAGCAATGTGACCCGTATCGACAAAGCTATTGCAGATGAGACAAAGGCACGCACAGACGCAATAAGCAGCCTTAACTCATCGCTTACCAGTACGATTAATTCGAAAGTATCTGAAGTATCAACAGCACTTTCTACGCATGAAACATCAAGCGCGGAAAAATTCAGCCAGATCTCTGCATCTTTCGAAGCGGTAAACTCAAGTATCACAGAATGGTCGCAGACCATGACAACGGCGGACGAGGCATTATCAACCAAAATTGATCAGTTAACAGTAACCGTTAACGGGAACACAACGGCGATCGAGACAACATCGAAAGCGTTAACCGACTTCAAAGGTAACGTTGATGCGTCATATTCAATTAAGATTGCCACCGACAACAACGGCAGAAAATACGCAACAGGTATGTCGCTTGGCCTTACTGGTAGCGGTACTGACGTTCAATCGCAGTGTATTTTCCTTGTTGACCGCTTCGTGTTAATGACTGCCGCCAACGGCACATACCAGACGCCTTTCTATGTCACTAACGGCGCAATGTATGTGCGCGAAGCGTTTATTAAAGACGCATCGATCACGACTGCAAAAATAGCACAGCAGATTCAATCAACCAACTTTGCTTCCGGTTCCGCTGGGTGGATGATTAACAAAAACGGCAGCGCGCAATTTAATAACGTAACTGTAAGGGGGACCGTTTACGCAACATCCGGCGAGTTTTCTGGGACCGTTAAAGCTAAAGCATTTGAAGGTGGCATTAGTTCCGGTACGCAGGGAACAAGAAGTTCCAGCGGGACGATCACAATTAACGTAACCCCAGCAACCCCGAATAGTATGCTATTGCTTTTCGTTTCTGTATACACGGCTGGCGTGCGCACAGCAAGCGGCGACCATACCGTCACTCTCCATGCGGGAGGTCGTAGTTTTAACGTTCCTCCGTCTTATCTTGCAGGTAGCGGTGTAGCGTCAACTTACAGGTTCGATTCAACTATAATTATCCCGGTTACAGGGACCAATAAGAGGGCGGTTTCGATATACTTAAGCCAAGTGGGCCACGTATCATTAATAAATACAGATATAAGACTTCTCGGCGCTGTATTACTAAACACCTCATTCTCATCAGGTACTTTTGATTTTTGATACCAGCCCCGCTTCGTGCGGGGTTTTTTTATACGCATTGTAAACTCAAGTTCGTTCTTGTAATGACAAAACGTTAAAATGGTAACGTTAATTAACGAAATGGAGTCATTGCGATGATTTATACAACAGGCACAATTGCAATTAGCGGCAATACCTTAACTGGTGTTGGCACTAATTTTACAGCGCCGCTTTCCCTTATCCGTGTAGGCTGTACACTGATCGCCGTGGGAAACCCGGTGCAAATTTTCTCAATCACAGAGATTAAAAGCGCTACAGAGCTTTCCGTTTACCCTGCCGCAAATCCCGCAATCCCTGCCGGGACAGAATTTAGCATCCTGCTTACAGACTCAATTTCCGTCGATGGTCTTGCTCAGGACGTAGCTGAAACACTGCGTTACTACCAGGGCAAGGAAACAGAGATCGCCGCAGCCGTCGAGTGGTGGAAAGATTTCGGCGGTGATGGTCAGATGGATCAGCTTCTTGCCAACATTCGCGAAGAAACAGCGAAATCAACCGCCAACGCTCAAAAAACAGAAGCTGACAAGAACACAACCGAAGGTTACAAGAATGCTGCGGCATCATCTGCAACAGCGGCAAAATCATCTCAGGATGCAGCAAAAGCCAGCGAAACATCAGCCAGCAACAGCAAAACAGCGGCGGCAACCAGCGAAACCAATGCGGCGAAATCAGCAGCCGATGCGCTTAATTATAGAAATCAAGCTCAATCCATTGTTGGCAGCAACATTGGCTTAGGTGCATCGCCGCGTGATTGCCCTGACATTTCCGGCAATCCATCCGGTTATATTGGCTTTATGCGCATTATGGCTGGTGCGAAAGGTTTTCCATCAATCGCATCAGGTGAAAGCAGCCTCACAGGCTTTATTAGCGGAGTTGACGGAAGTCCGACATATGCAGGTATTTTCCAGGGCTGGGCCTCAAGATCGCTTTATACTTACCGTTGGAGTGAAGGTACAGGCCCGCAATGGACTCGACACGCAAGAAAAGACGAAGTAGATCGCATTTCTCAAATGAGTGGCGATCAGACGCGCATTTACGCTGGCAACGGTAAAACTTATTTAGAGGTTGGCAATGATCGTGCATGGGGTGTTTATAATAGCGAGACTGGTCAATGGAAACCGTTAGATCTTGCTCAAGGCGGTACGGCAGGACGTAACGCAGGACAAGCACGCACAAACCTTGAGGTTATGTATGAGAAAAAATCAGATCTAAGTTCCACAGATATTAATACGCTTACTGGCGAGTATTCCGGTTTTTATTACCAGGGGTTAAACTCCAACGCTACGTCAGAGCGTGGCTATCCTGTATCAAGTGCGGGCGCATTGCTTGTCATCAGAAACAATGCAAACGGTAACGCAGGATGCACGCAGCTTTATTTCCCTTACAATGCCACGACTGGCACATTTTATATGCGCCAGTACATTATTATTTCCTCTACGACTGGCTGGGAGTGGACCGCATGGAAGAAATTTCAGTCTCTTGATTTTACTGATAGCCCGCAATTTACAAACCTTAATCTTGTAAGATCTTCAGATGTAGCAACTACCGCAGGCGGTATTTTACAAAGCATCCTTAATGATGCATCAGGCGCACAAAGAGCGCGAGCGCGTTTTTATTCAGAATTCCGTGGCGATGGTAAATCATGGGCCACAATTCACCTACAGAATGGAGATAAAAACCAATACGCAGGATTAAGCGAAGACGGCGACTTTACTTTAAATAGCGGTGATTTTATAGGTAGGCGTTTAAGATTAACAGCTAATTTTAATTATCCCGTAGAAATATCAAGCGCTCATCCTACCATCAGATTCAACGAAACGGATCGGCCATCAAATACACCTTACTATAGCCTTATCTTTGATGGTGGTAACTGGCGTATTCAGAAAGACGGATATGACGGGACGAAAACAAGCTATTCAATGAGCTATAACTATGCAAGGGATGAAATAGAAGTACCTAACCTGAAAGTCAATGCAATTGCAGTACCTACAAACCTTGAACAAACTAAAACAAATATGCAAATCCCGTTTGCAGGTATTGCGCATTGGGTTGATTACAACGCTCCTACTGGTGCTGAAGCTGGTAAATATTACCCTGTAATTGTCAGCCATCCTTCATACTATAACGGCGATTTCCTTGTTGAAGTTGCAATGAGAACTAAGTCAATATCTGGCAGTGAAGAGCCTAACTGTAACGCAATTCACTTATGGTTGCGTGATGGTGGCTGGTCAGATATGGGTGCGGCTGTATTTGGTCATTATTTCTGTTACGCAAACAATGAAAACGCGATACTTTGCGTGCGCGGTACTGATAAAGGTCAGTATCCACATAACGCAATCTATGTTCGCGGTGACGCTTTCCCTATTCGTCTTGCCGTCACGGTTGGCTGTACTGTAACAATACCTACAGCAGACTGGAAACCTTCAACAGCGGGCGATAGCCCGACTTATAAATGGGGTATCACTAATTCCTCTGATGGTATTGATTTAGATACTTACGGCATTAGCAATAACTTACTTGATTTCACATCGAGTGCAACAGGGTTTTATTGCACTGATACATACCGCAATAAATATGGTGATTCTTATCAGGTTATACAATCAAACGGAACTATACAGCCAGCTAACGGAGTTGCAACATATTTAAATCAAGACTGGAACGCACAACAATCAGACGGAGTAAACAAGTTTAAACCGATTGCTGGTCAAACGAATACGCCGGAAAATAATGTAGTTTATGGCGGCTTTCATGTTGGCTTTAGCGGTAACTACGCTACTCAATTCGCCGGACGTAATTCAAAATTCTACGCCAGAAGTTTTGAGGCCGGAGTAGATAAAGGCTGGTGTCAACTTGCTACGCTTAACGCATCTTCGCAAAGGTGGACTGGATACCAACAATTCAAATCGACGGAGTTTTTCGCTGATACTTACACAAGAAAAGTAAGTTTAGCCGTCGCAAATTCAGCGGTAAGAAATGGCGAGCTTTATTTGTGGGGTGCAGAAAGCCGTCCGACTGTATTTGAGTACAAGATAAAAGATCCAGACACAAACGCGTCACTTTCATGGGTTTTTTACGCGCAGCAAAACACGGATGATTCTTGTCAATTTCAGGTTAACGGTGCTGTAAACTGCGTAACAGTAAACCAGTCATCAGACCGAGACTTGAAAGACAATATTCAGGTTATAGGTGATGCTACTGAAGCTATCCGTAAAATGAACGGGTACACCTACACGCTTAAGGAAAATGGCCTGCCTTACGCTGGCGTTATCGCTCAGGAGGTCATGGAGGCACTACCGGAAGCGGTAGGATCGTTTACTCATTACGGTGAAGCATTGCAAGGCCCGACCATTGACGGCAACGAGCTACGCGAAGAAACGCGCTATCTTAATGTTGACTATGCGGCGGTGACTGGTTTACTTGTCCAGGTGGCACGCGAAACAGATAACCGCGTCACCGAACTGGAAGAGGAAAACGTCAGCTTACGTGCTAACATTGCCGTCATGGATGAGCGGATCACAAAACTTGAAGCGCTTGTCAGGAAGTTAACCGGAAGCGAAGAATAAGAGGTGATGTGCGAAGAACATTGCCGCGCGAAACGAGGCTAACGCCTCGTTTCTTTTTGCGTACCATTGTGTGTACCATATTATCTTAAGGTTAAATGAGATATGAATAAAATAATGATTTATATATCGTTTTTGCCACTTTGCATAATGTCTCTTTCTAATGCTACATACCGCGCACAAGCGTAAACATACGCAAGCAAAATCACCCCTAACACCATGAATTTAGTAGATTTACTTGTTTTCGCTGTAAACAAGCGCGCTTTTGCGTTATATTGCGTAAACCATGATTTGTGTACCAGGTTGTGCACCAAATAAGGGGGGCGATTATGGCGTTATCTGACACTAAGTTAAGAAGCATCCACGGTAAAAGTTATGATGGTCCGGTCGAGATCCCGGATGGCGGCGGTCTGTCAGTAAGGGTAAGCCCGAAAGGCGTAATTACGTTTCAGTATCGCTACAGGTATGACGGGAAGCCTAAAAGAATGAAGCTAGGCAACTATGGCATAATGACGCTAAAGGAGGCCAGGCTAGCGGTAATTGAGTGCAAGGCGATATTAGCAGACGGCAAAGATCCAGGACTTGCTAAGAAGCAGCGCATTGACGAGGCGAGGGCGAGAGCAACCGTTAGCGATATCGTGAACAACTATCTGAATAAACAGACGACCAGGGAAATTAAGGGATACAAAGAGATCAAGCAAAACTTACAAAAGCACATAATCAAGAGGTATGGCGATTTTATTGTGGATGACATTAACGCTAGGGCGTGGGAGGCAATATTCTCAGAGATAACGAAAGCGGGCCATCCGGTACAGGCTGGCGCGATGTTGCGCCGCATGAAATCCATTGTCGCTATGGCGCAAAGGAAAGGGATAGTAAAAGACAACGAGATCCGCTTGTTGCGAGTGGAAGACGTTGGCAAACCGCCGCGCAAGATCGACAGATATTTATCGGGCGAGGAAGTAGGGGAATTCTGGCGTTTTACGGCTGGCGATTTTATGTCTAAGGCCAATATGACATTCTTCAGACTACTGCTATTAACAGGATGCAGGACGGTAGAATTGAGGCTAGCAAAGCGTGAACATTTTGATCTCAATAACAGGGTATGGAATATCCCTGCGGAACTATCAAAAAACAAAAAGCGGTTTACGCGCGGCCTGTCAACGTTAAGCGTAGAGCTATTAAGCATGATGTTTGATTGCCACGGCTTCAACATAGTTTTCCCTGCGGTATTGTCGCTGGATGGTAAACCAATGGATAAAGCTGTGTGCACAAGACTAGCGACAAGGCTTAGTAATGAAATTGGATTTAAGGCGGGTTTTACTGCGCATGATTTGCGCCGGACGTGCCGCACGCATTTAGCGGCATTAGGCGTGACCGCCCAGGTAGCCGAAAAAATGTTGGGCCATACCCTGGGCGGAGTATTAGGAGTTTATGACAGATATGATTATGTAGAAGAACAGAAAGACGCTGCGGAATTATGGGCTAATTACGTTTTATCAGTATCAGAAAGCAAGCCTACTGACTTAAAGAACTGCATTACATCTTGATAACGATATACAGGGCGCGACGTAGTTGATAATTCGTGAAGCGGTTCAGGAAATGGTGTACCTGCCGCTTCCCATTTCATTTTCCATACTCTGAAAGTTGTCCTACTTATTCCGCCGAGCATTTCCCTGATCCGTGCCGTGGTCAATAATAATGTGGCTGTTTTATTCATCACTTATCACCAGTATATTCAACGTGCCCGATACATCCATCAATAATTGCTTGCGCCATATTGCGATAATCGCACGAAAAATCATTGTCATGGTTAAAGTCAATCTCTTTTGCTGCGTCTTCACCCATAACATTGATAGCAAGTGCAAACGCGATTTCAGCAAGTGCTTTTTCTTTCGGATCAATGTATAAATAATAATTATAAAAACCCCATTCAATAGCATTTTCTTTCTGTATACTGCCTTTTTCTGTGTATACCCCGTATTTATCACCGATAAATTTAAACATTAAAATCCCAATGTGATAGCCATCAGGATAATAACAATCAAGCCACACGCCGCACGGAGGCTTTTCTCCTGGCTTCCATTCCGTAACTTCCGACACATCGCAATCATGGCGCTCATCTTCGATTAATTCATCAATAATTTCGCTTTCTTTATTCATGCCGTCATCATCCATTTCAGAGTAACGCACAAAGCGCCACGTATTAGCCATCAGCGTATAAGATTCACCGCCTACCTTAGATCCGGCGTAATACTCCGTCCCGAAATCGTAATAACTTGAAAACGTGGTTACTTCAAAAGGCTGAATATCACCACGGAAGCGGTGGAACATTGCGCCTATTGCAAAAGGGGTTTTCTTCGTCATATTACGCCACCGTTACATTGTCAACCTTAATGTAATATTCAGGGTTGTTTTCTATTTCAAATTTAAACTTAGAAAAACATTCTCGCCATTCATGGGCTTGATTATTGAAGTAGTACACCGTATGGCGATCTATTTTGTACAAAATCCCCGTTGATCTAGCCATGTAATAACTAACCATTATTGCCCCCAGCGTTTTATGAATTCCTCGTTTAATTTCGTATCACCCGACCATTGAACATCATGTTCAGCACCGAACGAGTAAATCAATTCGATTAGTTCGCTGAATTCTGATTTACTCATCCGGCTGGTAGACGTTCCCAATACAACGAAGCCGGATTTATCCAGGTTAGGGACGACGCCATATTTCTTAAGCCCGGCAGTGAATACCGCTTTCCAGTCTTCCGGCGACAGCTTCTTACCGTACCAATTAACCTGATCGCTAATGTCGGTTAACAGCGCCCAAAGCAACGCGTTTTGGCTTAGCGAGCGGGTTTTCTCCTGGATGGTAATTATCAGCGGGCTTTTGCTATCAGGCTGGATCTCTCTTATCTGCCTGATAGCGTTTTCTTTCACGGCGTCGTTGACTATCTCAAATCTAATTTGCCGCATTATTTCTTTTCGCCTTATTTTTCGCTTTGTATTCCTGCCAACTTTCCCAGCGCGCCTTTATAATTGCTTTAAGACTTATCAATCTTGAAGAAGTCATAAAAGCGCCTTTTAAATATTTCATATCAACCGTAACAGGTTTATCAGGATCACTGCCGCGCTTGTATTCCGCGATCGTGCTTAAATCCTCCACGGTCAATTCTAAATCCTTGTTCATAATTCCCCCTTACACAATCCGCATTGTGTTTCGTAATTCACCGCGCAACGCCCGTAATGCATCGCGCATTGGCACAAAAACCCGGTTAAATTTTACGTGTTTATATTTCCGCATCAGTGGCGGTGTATACACCTTTGCGTCGTATACTTCCCACGGATAATAAACGCGCGTATCGTCAACAAACGTTTCAACTGAATAAAAGATTACCCGTCTCATAATTCCAACCCCGTTTCACCGTTAAGTTTTTCGATCTCAAATACTGGTTTATCCGGTAACAGGCCGTTATTTTTCCGGTATTCATTCAGGCGGCTGTCAAAATCAAACGCGAGATCATTAGCGTGACCGAAGCGCCCAGGTTTAAACAGTGAGTAAAAATTAAGGCCGTGCTTATTGGTGTCTATGCAAAGCGTTTCATCCAGTACCATTAAACGCAGCGTGCGCGACAGGTAATTCCACGGAATACCAGTTTCCGCGCTAATGTCACGCATACGCTTTTTAACGCTGTAGTCGCTAAATAACGCCGCCACACGATCGCGCCGTTGCGCATACAAATATTTAATTCGATACCCCAACAAGCGGCGGCGCGGTCCAAAATATGTATATACACGCTCAACAATACCAGTGTCGATTAAGTGTTTAATTGTCTCAGGTAAGCATCCAGCTTCGTCATATTCCGCTGATAATCCTGTTTTCTGGCGTAACTGGTGCATTGTGTCGATGCCATCAAGTTCAAGGATATTGATAATTTTTGCTTCAAGTTCAATGCTCATTGTTTTTCGCCTCGTTTTAAGCACAAAAACAGCCACCAGAAAGCGGTCAACTTTCCGGTAAGCCGTCTGCTCAAGTTAATTAAAAGGATGCGTTATTCTGGTTGTTTCGTTGGTTAAATCGACTTGTGCGATGATTCATAGACTGAATACATGCAGACGCTGCGCGGGCCTGGTCGCAAGGGAGGATATTGCCGTTGTCGTCAAATCGCTGGTAAACAGTCCCCGTTTTCCCGTGACGGTTTTTCGAAACAATGATCTCCATATATTCGCGGGCAACAGACTGTTCATCATAGTACCCGTCGCGGTAGACCATGATGATCCGGTCCGCGTCTTGTTCAAGATTACCGGAATCGCGCAGATCAGAATTGTTCGGGCGCTTGTTCGGTCGTTCCTCAACGCGGCGGGATAATTGCGCCAGCGCCGCCACTGGCACGCGCAACTCTTTCGCCATCATTTTCAATGACCACGACAATTGCCCTACGGCGAGATCATGACGTTCGGCCTTAGCCAGCTTCATTAACCCGATGTAGTCAATCATTACCATCCCCAGGTTAGGATGGTCCTGTTTCATCCGTTCGACGGTGGCGCGTATTTCCTCGACCGTTAACTGCGATGCGTCAACAATCCACACGTCGAGATCGGCAAGGGCACTCATTCCTTGTGCGACGTGCGCCCAACCTTCGTCATCCAGTTTTACCGGATTACGTAGGCAATCCGTTGATAAGTTCCCAGCGCCAGCGATAGCACGTTCAGTCATCTGATCGAGCGACATTTCAAGCGTGAACAGCAAAACGCCGACCCGCTGACCTTCGCCGCCAGGGTATGGACGTTCAGCCGCCGCGCGGGCAATTGCCAACGCCAACGCCGATTTACCAGACCCCGGACGTCCGGCGATAAGCACCAGATCAGTAGCGTTAATGCCGCCTAACATTTCGTCGAGTGGGTCAATCCCTGTTTTGATGTTGTCAGAGTTCACGCCACACTCCATGCGTTTACTTAACACTTCCGTGTATTCCTGGACCGCATCGCGCAACAGCACCGGGATAATTTGATCTTTTGTTACCTTTAATTTTGAATACCGGGAATCAAAATCTTTCATCGTCTCCCTGACGACTTCAAGCGTCCCTGTTTCCAGCTTGTAACGAATGTCTTCCATTAGTTCCAGCATTTGCCGCCGCTGGTGTTCTTCCTGTAGTAGTTGCGCATATCCTTTCAGGTTGGCAGCAGAAGGACACGATCGCGCCGTTTGCATCAGCGGTACAAAATTTTCGTTGCCAATCTCATCACCAACCAGCAAGGCGTCGATAAGATTTCTGTTTCTGGCTTGCGCCCGGATAATTTCAAAAGCCCGCTTATATAGCGGAATAGTGAACACTTCAGGATCAAGCGTAGCGAGAACATCTTGCGCGTTAGGAGTAAGCCCACCTAACAGCAGGCCACCGATAACCGCTGATTCTCTTTCTTGCCGCAATGAGTTTACTTGTTCGGTTATCATTATGGCATCGCCTCCGGTTTACAAAATGGAATATTCAGGGTAATAAACAAAGCGCCCGATTTCCCCATGATCAGGACTGTAAATTATTACCGCAGCCAGCCGCCGCGACCGCCAGCCGCCATTCGTTGAATAAGCGTCTTTGCCAGCTAACGTGCCGTGATACTCAACAACGCCTAACGATGATTCAATCAGCCGTTGGTGGTGCCAGTGTCCGCAATGGGCGTAAACCGCCGCCGACTTGCCGAAATCCTCCCTCCAGTCAGAGACGCAGGCAGACAACAAATTTTCTGGTTTTTTGATAGTATGACCGTGATGATAGGCAAGGAATGTTTTGCCGTACTGTGTGTGGTGGACGATAGCAGGGGACACGTCAACCGTCACACGCGGTTCATCTTCGTAAAAAGCCGCCAGCGCCGCACGTAGCCAAATCATCCCTGATTGGTCGTGGTTGCCGGATAATACCTGGATCTCGACGTCCTTATGATTTAGCAACATCTTTCCGACCGCCCGCCGGACCGAACGGATCGCCACGTAAACAAGTTTTGCGTAGCGTGAATCACAATCTAAGACGTGGTTGCTTGATGGCGTCACTGGTAATAGCCCGTCAGTGTGAAGAATATCACCGCCTAACAACAAAACAGCCTTTTCAGACATTGGCGCAGCGCCTACCGCGTAGTCGAAGAAGTCATTTAGCACGCGTTCAGCGATCCCGGTGTCGTAGCTCTCACCGCATTCAGCTTTATGAGCAAGCGCCCCGATATGCAGATCGAATACCGGATAAAGGGCCAGGCTTTTTTGAAAATCAATTTCCGGCACTGGCACGGCCTCCGCGCGGGGTATTTCTTCCGTGAAGGCGTCACAAGCAGATTGCATTAGCATTTCCATTTCATCGCGGTCACGGGCTGTTTTAATCCAGCGCATAATCACATTGCCATCCTTATCGACGAGCAATGACTCAGCATTGACGCCAAAACCCGGTGCGCGGCGCGTGGATATCAAACCGCGTTTCGCCAACCGTGCGCCCAGGCGTTCGACGTTGCGTTTTGCCATGCCATATTTTTCTGCGATCTGTTTATACGTCAGACCGTTATTATGTTCAGCGATTAACTGTTCATCGCTGATCTTTCTTTGACACATAATGTTATATCCTCCGGTATACATTTTGTATATTCATTGACAGCAAACAATCTCTTTATATGCTTCTTCTACCATGTCGAATACTTCCGGCCTGTAATAGAAAAAACTCATTACTACCATCAAATTTTACAGGGAAGTTAATTTTATAATTGCTAAAAGCCTTATGCATCGTGCTTTCTAATTCATGGATATTTTCAGTTGGCCCTTCTAACGTTTTCACGATATGCAAATCAGGAATTCTAACACCTGCTTTATGTGCGCTTTTTAATATTTCATTTCTTCGCTCGTTCTCCTTAACGCTTACACCAATTTTCATTTGTGTAGGCACTTCCAGATCGTCAGTCATGATGTAAAGTTTACCGCGCTCATGACGAAGAAAGCCGTATTTTGCGCATTTTGGACAGCCGTCGCCGCGCTTAAGGTTGTGGGGTGTACACATCCTTTTATGGCCACAAACTCTGCAGCGGCATAATACTTTTGTTTTGCTATTAATAATTTTCCCCAGCACTTCAACATCAGGATTAACTTTCGCAATAGCGGCAACATGTTCCTCATGTGTTAACTTACACATCGATCCAACTCCTTAAAACACCTCAGACGCGCTACAACGCAAAATTCCACCGCGTAACCCATTTGCACAGGTTGCAGTGTCTTATTGCGTCAGAGGCGCTATCAGGTGGCTAATTTTCGATTTACAGACTGGTAGGTAGGTTATGGATTGACTAGAAGGAACAAACCGCCGAACAAGGCGACGTTAACTGCGATAGCCGCAGCGATGGCAAAAGCCAGGGCGAACATGCGTTTACCGTCCATTTTAAAATCCTCTCTGAATAGTTCTCTGACGAGCTAATCGCAAAAAGGTAAGCAAGTGTAGCACCCAATGCGATTTAGCTCGCTGGTGAGATTGTTTTGTGGGTAATTTTGGATTTTTGCGGATCGTTGTTGGTCAAAGAGCGCCCGCGCGAGTATCACGTAGCGTTTTTGGTTTAAGCAGGAAATCAAGTGTCGCAGTGAAGCCATTGCCGAAGTAAAAATCTGAAGCCGTGTTTTTGAACGTTTCGAAGTAGGCGACAAAGCCGTTAATGCTTTTGTCTTTCAGGTAGTCAGTGAACGCATAGATCTTGCGTTCAAGATCCCGATCCAGTTCGGCAGGTGGTAACAGGCCGTCAAACGTGCTGTTAAATGCTTCCACCACGTCGGCAGCGTTTACAGTAGATGATAGCTTGCGCCATTGTTCAGCATCAGCCAAATACCCATCGAATTTAGTTACCCGGCAAATGTTAACAGGCTTAGGCACTCCACCACGGCTACGCCATTGCGTCAAAGCCCATTCGATTACTAATGTGATCTCATCCTCCGTGTATGCCTTACGTGTTTTTGTTTCTGTCAGTAGTTCGATAAATGGCTTAGCATCACGACATTTGCATCCTGCTTTTTCGTTGTAGAAGGCTAAGCAACGGTAAGCAGCCGCGCTTATCTGAAAGTCACCGTCCTGATTGACATGTTTTTCTCCCAGGGGGATATAAGGGGGTATATCTTTATTTAGATTCTCTTTACTGGTTATATATGACTGATTAGGGTTGCTCTCTGCCACTACCCCAGGTTGCTTTGTGCCACTACCCTGGTTGCTCTCTGCCACTACCCCCGGTTGCTTTGTGCCACTACCTGACAGTGAAGGTAAAACGATTACATAGAAATTGCTCGTTTGTTCTTTCCCGCCGATTAAATAGCGAGGCTGTTTTAGTAACAAGCCTTTTTTGCAAAGCGCCTCAATTGCTCGCATTGCTGTACTTTTATTTATTTCGCATTGCTTCGCTATGTGCTGGTAAGAAGGGTAACACTCGCCGTTATCGTTAGCGTTATCAGCCAACTTTAACAGTACAAGTTTGTGCATTGGATTACCGACCTCAGTATGAAACACTTCGACCATTAGCCGCATACTCATAAATATTGGCCTCCTATGGTTAAAAATGAACGCGCGGGCGGGTATCCCATTAGCATTAGGTAGCAGTGATTGACCGCTTAACAGATCCCGCCGTTGCGTGATATTTGTTTTTCGCTTCGCAGCGACACCTAGTTTTTAAAGAGCATAAGGTATGCGCCTTTTTGTGCTATTCCGTTATCTTTTTTCTTGCGTCTTTGCAACTATGGCCTTACCTTGTCTGCAAGTTTACAGAATGGCGTTTTTAGGTCAAGACTTGAAAAATACATTTTGTGACTTGTATCAAACTTTTTGAGGTTATAGGGTAGCGACATGAAAACAAAATGGTATGACTTAGCAAAGCAGCTCATGCGAGCGCAAGGTATGAGCCAAGATTCACTCGCGGATCTCATGGGGATAACTAAAGGCGGCCTGTCACACTGGCTTAACGGTCGCCGCGAGCCAAATCTTGAAGATATTGCGCGGATTATGCGGGCGCTTGGTCGTCGGCAATTCACTGTTACACATGATGGAATGGTCATTGATGATTCTGTTTCTAACACGTTACCGGGAGCGCCGCAGCGTGATTTAGGTAGTTACCCGGTTGTTGACTGGAAGGACACAGTAAACAATATGGATGATACAAGGCTATCAACATTACCACACGTTACGACTAGCGTTATTTGTTCAGATGATAGTTACTGGCTGGTTGCCAAAGGTGAATCAATGAACGCGCCGCAGGGGTTGAGCATCCCGGCGGGGACGATGATACTTGTTGACCCGCACGCGCCAGCTATTGACGGCAAACTGGTTATAGCCCAGCTTGAGGAAGGGCAGATACCGACGTTTAAACAGTTGATTATTGATGGAGGTCAAAGGCTTTTACGTTCGCTCAATCCGCTGTATCCGCCAATCCCTATGAATCCAGAATCAAAAATTATAGGCGTGGTGGTTGATGCGAAGATCGTAAACCTGCCATAAACATTAGCCGCCGGATGGCGGCTTTACTTTGCCCGGGAAACACCAAAACGTAAACATAAAACGCCATTTATTGTTTAAATATCAATAATATATAAAATATTTTAAAAAAGTATACAAAATGGATTGACTCGGTGTTTTACGGGGCGTATATTGCGAGTCAAAGGAAGGTCGCAGGTAACAAAAAGCAACTTCCTGGCACTTTAAAAATCAGGCTTAACACCTTGTCAACCGTGGAGTAACTCCCCGATGGGGGACCGAAAGCGGCACTGATAACAAGGCGCATGGGGTGTTTAAAGCGTTACATCCCCCACGAAACCGCACGCAAGGCGACGAGTCAGCTTGCTTGGAGTGAGCAAGGTCACGCTGGGAACGGCGATGATTGCGGGATTAGTTGAAAGATGTTAAGCCGCTCATTAACAATCTGGTCAGCCGCTGGAAGTGCGGCAATTAACGAAGATGATTTTTATTAAGTTTCATCAAGGATATACGGAGATCAGATTATGAGCGTTACAATTATGTATGGCAAATGTGACAGTAAACTGAATGCCAGGGAACGCAGAAGGATAAAAAGAGAAAACGAAAGAAAATCATCACCTGCAATCAATAAAACAGACAATGTGGATAAAGCTATTCGATTTGCAAACGAGGAAAGATGCAAACCAAATAGCATTAAAGAACGTCGCAAAGGATCAGTAAAATGGTATACGGAAAATGAAAGCGGCAGCTACTACCACGCAACGCAACCACGCCATTTAGGGGAAAAACCCCTGGATAAAGTCCGCTACCATTAATACAAAATGTAAACATTCGGAGGTGACATTATGGTTATTCGGGCGCTTCAATTCAAACTGGCAGTAGCGGAAATGCTTCACGATGCCGAAATGTGGAGCGCCGCGAATAAAGCCTTATACATAGTGTTAACAGCACGGGAGATTAAATAGTGAAAACAGAGTTACATAAAAAGCTATGGACGATTCAGCAAACGCTGAACGCGCCGAAAAATCAGCGTAATAATTTCGGTGGATATAATTACAGGTCGGCGGAGGATATTTTAGAGGCGGTTAAACCACTACTTCAAAATATCACGCTGACTGTTAGTGATGAAATTGTCCTGATCGGCAATCGCTATTATGTGAAAGCAACGGCGACGCTAAGCGACGGTGAAGACGTAATAGCGGTAACTGCTTATGCCAGGGAGGAAGAAAGCAAGAAGGGTATGGACGCCAGCCAGCTAACAGGAGCAACATCAAGTTACGCGCGTAAATATGCTTTGAACGGTTTATTCTGTATAGATGATGCTCGCGATCCTGATACTGATGCTTACGCGAAGCAGACAGGCCAGCAGCCGCGACAACAGAAAAACCCACCAAAACAACAACCGCAGCAGAAGAAAGCGCCGCCAAATCCTGATGAAGTATTAGCACGTTTCTGTGATGCAGCAGCGAAAGCGCAGGACGCTAACAAGCTGCGTGAAATATTTGGCAAATGCTGGAAATTACTACCGGAAGGATCGGAACATCGAATCAAGGCAAAAGATGTTTATGACATCCGGGTAGCAGAGCTTAACGGGGAGATGGGTTAATGAGTTTAAATTCAATCACGCTGGGCGGGAATATCGGTAATGATATGGAGGTTCGCTACACACAAAACGGGAAAGCGATTGGTAGTTTTCCGTTAGCTGTAACGAATGGCTACGGCGATAATAAGCGGACAATGTGGATCACTTGCATGGTATTCGGTGAGCGCGCGGAAAAATTAGCGCCGCATATCCGCAAGGGTGGAAAAATAGTGGTAAGCGGTCGCCTGGATGTTCGGCAATATGACCGGAACGACGGCACGAAGGGGACGACGGTAGAAGTGGCAGTTAACGAATTTGAATTCATGAACGTTAACCAACAAGGCCAGCAGCAAGGCCAGCAGCAGAAAGCGCCACCGCCTCAAAATAATAACGGGAATAATCCGCCGCCGATGGACTTCGACGATGATATTCCGTTCTGATTCAATAGGTTAGCGATGGGTGATTATTTAAAAGCACCGCCGCCGCCGCGAACAAAAGAGCAAGTTTTAAGAGAAGCCCGTGATCAAATCGATCGCGGGCTTTTTTTATGCGGCACGGCAGCGGATCGAATGGCGAAAAGATTTAGTGACCTGTACGCAAAGCAAATATGGTTCGACAACTGGCAGGCAAGTTTTTACCCACTACAGAAAGCTGATGATATGCATTGGCCTGAATATGTCGATCCACGTATGCGCAAATATCGCGGGCGTATGGGCCAGGTTATTAACGATTAATGAGGTATTAAATCATGATCGAAGATAAAGAAGTTGACGGAGAAATTCCTGATGGCGCTGATGAGCTTATCACTTTCGGCGGCGGGCTGTACGAATTCGAGACGTCTGCGGGCTGGGTTGATAAATGGCCTTTCCCTACTCGACAGGAATTAAGCGAACGTAAATCATTTGGCGAAGATGCCGAACGCCTGGCGAATAATAAATGGTTGGATAAATTTATTGCGGAGGCTGATAAATGAGCATGGTAAAATTGCGGCATTAGCCGCCGCCTTCGTTATTGGGGTGATTTATATCACAGCTTCTTTTTATGTCGCCGTTTTTATTGCTGAATTAATTGTTGCATTGTTGGGGTGAGTTATGAAGGTTTGCAAGAATATTGTGATGGTCGCTTTTTGCGTTATTTGTTTCCTGTTTACGATTGTGTTTTGCGGCGCACTTGCGGCGGTGATTAGCTTTATTTGTAAAGGGGCGATGTGATGGTTACTTGGAATGTAAAAGAGGGCGATCTTGTTGTTTTGCCAGAATATCGTAGCGACCCTGGTCTGGTTGTGCTGAACAAGACATATAACGATCTTGAACGCCCGATCCTGGTTAAATATCTGGACGGAACAATTATAGAGCCGCGTTTCTTCGACAAGATTGAACTGAAGGCCCGCAATGTTCGCGTTAAGCCGTTCCGGGCTTATGTTGAAAACCACTGGCGGAAATTGTTCGCCGGACTGAATGGGATGTTTGGCGTATGGCTATAAAAGAAGTAAAGGTTAAACACCTGAAAGGCGGGGAGCGCTTAAAGGCGTGGTGGGGCCGTGAATTTACAGCTACTGCTTTCAGATTCAGGCAAGGCGGAGAGGTCATTATATACGACGAAAACATGGATGAAGTTGGTAAATGGCATCTTGAGCAATACGTCGAGGTGTTAAATGAAAATTAAATTCCATAAAGCATATGATAGCGAAACAAACAAGCTATCACTATTTATCGAATTCGAACGCCGGATCGTGGTTGTGCCCTGGGCACGGCGCTTTAATGACGCCGCCGGACGTAGACAATTCGCGGTCGATATGCTGTTACGCGGTTGCGGCCTTATGCGTCCGCTATCTGATTTAAAAAGAATGATGCCGGGATCGTTCGGTCAGATTGATGAAATAGAAATAAGCCCGGAAGAACTGAAACGGGAGCGTGATTTATTCCTTTCAAGCGAAGGAAACCCGTTTAATTCAGAAACAGAAATGAAATGGCATCACCCACTATAAAAGGATAAATATCATGAACGACATCAAAACAGCTTACTCTCTCGGTAATGAAGGTATGTTGATCACTCGCTATACAGATGATGCAAACTTTCACGAAGTGGAAATTAAAGATTATCACGAAGTATTGAAAGATATGGAAGCTGGCGCGTATGACGCTGATTTGAATCTGGCGCTACAGGTTGTTGATATTGTGATGGGTGCGTCAATCCGCGATTACGTGTCTTTAAGTATGGAAGAAAAAACATCGGTAGCGCGTTATGTATTCTCTCTTACTTTTGTGAAGCGCATGGAGGAAGAATTCGGACGCGTACCAGTGCCGGAAGAGGTTGATCCGCTCGCGTTCGGAAGTGCTGTTATTTTCCCGTTGAACAAGGATCAGCTTGGTAGTGTTTCATTGCATTCTATGCGCGGCCTGATGAAAAACATCTTTGAAGTTAAGATGTTGCAGAAATGTATTGAGGAAGGCCACAAAGAGGAAGAAGTAAAAGCGTTCATGCCATTGTTTTACGGTGAAATGGTTGGCAATGATATGCGCGCAAATGATTTCGGTGTACAGGCGGCTATCGCTGTGCTTAATGATGCACGGAAAAACGCACAGCCGATGCCTGAACAGGGAAAACGTGTACTGCATTAACCGAGTGATTCCGATCACATAAATATACATTTTGTATCGTGATCGCATATCCGTTTTGTAAGTCGAAATCAAAAGGTTTACGGTGCGGAGGAAGCAAAAATGGAACGCGAATTCATGCTTTATTGCGTTGAAGGTGGCGTAGGTCATGATGCCTACGTTGCCGGGAAAAGCTATCCAACCGATGAAGTGCTTTCTAATATGCACTTCAGGGAAAATGAAAGCCAGGTGTCTGTGTGGAAGAAATGCGTAGATGGTATTGAGGTCGTTAGCCTTGAAAGATATTTAGGTAAATTCGACTACGGAGTTATTGAGGCTTAACTATGGACGACACATTGCTATTTATGTGTATTTGTTGGGGGTTTATTGCTTTCTGTTTATTTGTTAGATGGTTTATTGAATACCATATGAGGTGATATATGAAAAAGGTTGGCGAATACATGATACCGGATAACGCTAAATTAGCCGGAATCGGTCAATTTGGCTGTTATTACTATAACTGTGTCGGTGATATTTATCAGGTTAGTCTTGTTGGTGGTGTACAGCATTTTCGTCTGATGCACTTTGAATTAAGCGCACTTAAAAAGGCGGTGTTAATGTATGAAGTTTAAACACTATAGGGAATGGAAAATTCCAGAAGCAGCAACAAAGGCAGCGCCAGGAAATTTTTCTGGCGTTTATTTTTATATGGATGGCAAATGGTATTTCGGCAGCAGGCCGGATCACTATTATCAGGAAATGTGCAAGCCTCACGTATGGGATATTAAAGAGCGCGTGAAAGGCGGGGTAATTGAGGACGTTTAAAATGCTTAAGAGCTTTTTTAACTGGTTGGGGGCGTGGCTTTTGGCTACGCTTTTTGTTTTCCTGGCGGCCCTGACTGTTATCGGTGTTATTATGCTGGGGGCTATGTTTATTACGTGGTCGCTTCCTGAATTTAACGACATTGGGAATATTCTTTTTGCAGCCCGCGCTTTATTGGCTGTGAGCGCATTCATTGGTTTTTGCTGGACTGCTGCGCCGGATTGGGATGATACATGGTGATCCTATGGCTTTATTCAATATGTCTGAGCCGCAATTTAACGCCGTAAAGACTGCCGCCCGCGCCGCGCTTTCGGCCTGCAAAGCGGAGGTAGAAAAGAACGGCTACAGCGATAAAGCCACGCGTCTGATACTCGACAAGCATTATCGCAAGGTCGCCCCGCTAATCAGTATTGAGCGTTTTGTGTGGTTGGTGGGGTATCTGAATAACCGCTGGGGAACAGATCAGGATTATTTCTAAGGGGGCGTAATGAAAAATGATTACGGCGGCAGCCATACGCCGAAAGAAATAAAAGACTTATGGCAAACGCCAAAACCCGTTTTTAGAGGAATGGATCGGGAATTCGAATTCGTCGCGGACGTGGCGGCAAACAAGGCAAACGCATTAATCCCGCGATATATAACAGAAGAAATGGACACGTTGCATTATCCGTGGGGAGCGGTGGCAATGCCTGGTGAGTATGTCTGGCTTAATCCACCATATTCTAATCCGGGGCCATTCGTTGATAAGGCGGCGATTGAACACAGCCGAAACCATATCGGATGCGTAATGTTATTGCCCGCTGACATTTCTGTTAGCTGGTTTATGAATGGCGTGGAGACGGCAAATGAATGCCGATTAATCACGCGCGGGCGGCTGGCGTTTATCAATGCTGCGACAGGGAAACCAGCAAGCGGAAATAATAAGGGTAGCTTGTTTTTGATCTGGCATCCACGGTGCAGACATGAATGTATTTTCACGCAGATAACACGTAAAGAGCTATACGCAAGAGGTGCAGAAAATGAATAAAGCGGCTGAATTGCTGAGACTTGCGGCTGAAACTATCGAGGCTAGAGGGGAGCAAAACGGATACGATCGAAAAGAAGAGAAATCAGCGCCAAAAATAGCGGCTATTTTCAACGCTAAGATGAATGCAAATTTGACCCCGCTTGATGTATGGGATCTAATGATTTGCCTCAAGGAAGCGCGTTTAGGGGCTATTCTCGCTAATGGAACTGATCCGCTCGACACTCTTATAGACCTTATTGCTTATAACGCGCTTAAGGCCGAACAAATATTAACGGAGCGGGAGGATGAGCAAAAGAAAAAACAGGGCGTTTTTGATCTCCCTATCGGTGGATTGAAGAAAACTTTTGCTGACCTTGCCGGACCAGAACCATCTATTGTACCGGGGACAATCCCACCCGTGATGTTTAACGGTGGTGAGATTACTAATCGGCTTGATGTGAAGTTTGACAACGAATCGCTATTACGCGCGGCGGGGTATCATAAAAATGGAAAGGGTGACAATTGACAGGTTATTAGCCTGCGTTTATGTCGCCGTTTTTGTGATCATCAATCTTATTGTTAATCATTGCGGCCCGTGGGTAATTCCGATCACCACGGTAGCCGCCGTGTGTGTCAATATGATGATCCGTGACCTCCTGTTATATGACGGCGGCCTGAAATGGTCGGCTACAACATGCGCCGCCGCTGGCGCAATCACGGTGCTGATAAATTACGACGCAGGAATGGTGGCGATCGCGTCATTCGTTGCGGTTGTTTCCGGTGCGCTTATTTCTGGCGGCGTTTACCGGGTTTTACCTGGTGATTTCGATTCGAAACGCTGGCCTGCAAATATAGCGTCCGCCATTGGTGATGCGTTAATTTTTCCTACGCTATCGTTTATGGCGTTTATGCCGGAAATATCAGCTATGCAATTCATCTCAAAAATGGCAGCGGTAACGGTGATCACCATCATTATGCGCCGCTATTTCACGTTTGAGGGTAGAAAATGAGCAGGGCTAAACATTGGTTAAATAATTGGCTTAGAAGTTGGGTGGTGTGGTCGCTGTACGACGGCAGCGGGTACGCCGTTAAAGATTGGGCGGAAGCAGGATATAAGTGCTATTGCTTCAACTATGACGGCGCAAATCACGGCGATTATGAAGGCGTTAAAATCATTCATCCAAATATTGAATACGTTAACGTATGGATTGACAACCATTTCCTGGTAATGTTCTCCCCTGAATTGTCTGTTTATCCAGAGCCTGACATTATCTTGGGCTTTCCTCCATGCGACCATCTCGCCGTGTCCGGCGCTCGTTGGTTCGCTGATAAACGTAAAAAAGATCCTGACTTCCAGGTAAAGGCGGCGTATAACGCAAAAATTGTAGAAAAACTGGCGAATATGTATAACGTGCCGTGGATGGTGGAAAATCCAGTGGGCGCACTGTCAACGTTATGGCGTAAACCGGATTTTATCTTCAATCCTTGCGCTTACGGTGGCTACCTGCCGGAAGATGACAAGCATCCTGCTTTCCCTGATGTTTACCCACCGCGCGACGCGTACACGAAGAAAACTTGCATATGGTGCGGCAACGGATTCAGGCAGCCGCTTTTTAGACCTGTAGATCTTAACTCTGGTGATAACCCTGGGTGGGCGAAAACCGGAGGCAGGACGAAACGAACAAAGATGATCCGCTCACTAACACCGCGTGGCTTTGCCCGTGCTGTATTCTTGGCTAACGACCGGGCCATCACGCGGACTACGCTTAACCGCGTTTTACCGGACTAAAGTTCACAAAATGGCGTCATTGCGTGATATGGATCACATAATGGCGCTTTTCGCTTTGTTCTGGTGTATCCATATTGTATACTTCAAGCAAACAAAATGCTCTTTAAAAATCCGGCAGCGCTGAAATGCGTAGAAATCACCTGAAAAGGAGAGAGCATTATGTCTTTTGATGATTACCAATGGCATGACGACTATGAAAGAGAAAGCGTCATGCGTGCAATGTGCAATGTATGCAGCACGAAGAAAGGAGGCTGTAACGAGTGCAACGAATGCTTAGAACATTGGCTAAGGGCCGGACACGCCGAAAGGCTGAACGAAACAGAGAATCAAAAATAATCGGGGTGGTTTTTATGCAGAACCCTAAAAAACCCATAAGACGCCGTTGCAAATGCTGCGGCGTTTTTTTTGAGCCTAAATATCACAATCAAACGTGGTGCAGCGATGAATGTCTGGAAGAACTGAAGTTTGATCAGCTATGTCGCGACCGTGAGAAGGCTATGAAGGCTATGGAGCGGAAGAAACGCCGTGATAGCCAGCGTGAAGAACGCAACCGGAAGCGTAAACAGTTAAATCCGCGTAGTTATTGGATCAAACAAGTTCAAAATGTATTTAACGCCTATATTCGCGAACGTGACGCGCGCTTGCCGTGTATATCTTGCGGGACTTACTACGGTGAGCAATGCGGGTGGGATGCAGGTCATTACAGGACGGTAGCCGCCGCCGGACACCTTCGATTTAACGAGGATAATTGCCATAAACAATGCAGACACTGCAACCAGACATTAGACGGCAACATTGGAGGATATCGCCCGGCACTGATTCGAAAAATTGGCCTCGCCAGGGTGGTAGCACTGGAGAACAACAATGATACGCATAAATGGACGATCGCAGAATGTAAGGAGCTAATAAACATCTATCAGGCGAAATTGGACGCCTTAAGGAGAAAGGCAGCATGAATGAATATACTTTTAGCCTGCCTTACCCGCCATCGAATAATCGCTATTACCGACATTCGCGCGGTTTTCACTATATAAGCAAAGTGGGGAAGGAATACAGGGAGCAAGTAAGAGACATCATCGAATTATTAAATTTAGACATTAACCTATCTTGCCGACTGGCAATCGCCATTTATGCCGCGCCGCCGGATAACCGGATCAGAGATCTGGATAATATCCCCAAATGCCTTTTTGATAGCCTTACTTACGCCGGATTCTGGACTGATGACGGACAAATCGACTCAATAAAAATTGTACGCTGCCGGAAGGTAAAAGGCGGGCGATTGTTTATCAAGGTGCGCGAACGCGGCGACCTGCTACCGGATATTGACGAATACGCGACCAATATGTGGGGGTGACAATGGAGCAAATAAACATTGTTGTTAAATGCATTCAATCAAGCGTCGATTTTTTCACAGAAGGGAAAAAGTATTCAGGTTTTATAAAGCATGGGTGTTTTGCTTTTATCTTGCAAGATGATCTTGTATCGGATTTCGACGACGCCGACGCTTGGCGATTAGTACAGTATTTCCCATCAAAAAATGAGTATTTCTTACAGGGCCATTTTAAAACTCGGTTTAAGGTGGTAGAAAAATGAAAAACGAAATTAAAGACCTGAAGATAGATATCCAGCGAGACAAGTGCGATCTGGAAACGATCCGAAGAATACAGGCTTTTCACATGCGCGAATTGCTCGCATTAAAAGAGCTTGAGAGAAAGCTGGTCTAGTCTATTTCTGATCGTGAAAGCCTTGTATCTCGTTACGGGGGAAAACGATGAATCTTGAATCCATTCTAAAATTCCATTTTCCGAAATCACCGCGATTATCTGACGAAAGCCGGGGCACGTCCCCGGACGCGCTTAATACTACGGATGCACTAACCGCCGCTGGCATGGCGCAATCGCGAGTAGAGCTTGGATATAGCGCTTTTTTAGGGAAGATGGAACTATCGCAAGCCGAAAAACACAGGGCCGTAGTTTTGCTTACAGAGCGTTTAAGAGCTATGGCGAAAGATTACGAATACGTGATGGAATTAAATGAAGAACAACGCAATGATCTTATTATTCTTGTTGCCGTTTTCGCGTTTCGGGATTATTGCCAGAGTGCGGCGACAGAAAAAGTTTGCCCTAAGTGCGGCGGTCACGGGCATTTACCAAATCCATATTGCGAATACACATCAACAATTTGCGCACGGTGCGGCGGCAAAGGTTACGTTAAAAACCATTGCCAACGTTGCAAGGGGCGTGGAGAAGTACCGGATAAAACAGCCAGCGAAGCGGCGGAAATGCCAGTATTCAAAACGTGCCAGCATTGCGGCGGGCGCGGGGACTCGCGTTTCCCGGTAGATCTCGTCCGGCAGGCGGTTAATCAGCTTGTTTTTCCGGTAAGCCGATCAACATGGTGGAAGAAATACCGGGTTTTCTATGAAGACGCCATAGCTGAGCTATTCAAAGAAGAGGCCCGCGCGGAAAGTGAGATCAAACTAGTGACACGGGGTGAATAATGGATAAGCTGGAAATAAACGATCGGTTCGCTGTTATCTTATTTGAAGATAAAACAGGCGGCGCATGGTGTAAGAAAGTTACTGGTGCTGAAGCACGATTAATACTAGGCATGGCAAGCGCATTAAACGAAGGTGAATTGCCCGCCATCCCTGTTAAGCCAGTGCATATCTATAAAAGGGGCGACGATGAAAATAATTAACATCGGGTGGTTATATTGCGAAAACTGCGACGACGACGGCATGGTCGTTAAGACTGAAAAAGGTTGCGGCTTCATACTGTATCAAGACGATAAGTTTGTTTGCCCGCGATGCGGTGGTCGTGGTGAGATAGAAATCGTTGATGATATTGCTACCGCACCTAAGCCATCGCGCATTGTCCTTGATGAAAAAATAAAAATTCATCCTGATTTATTACAGCAAATTATCGATCACGTATCGGCAGCCGCAATCTATGGCGATAACAATTATCAGCGTGAAATGAACGTCGAACGTGTAATTGAGCAGTATTTCGAAGGTGACGACAATGAAGCCTAAATTAAAAGAACATGAATTTAGGGAGCTTGTAAACGGAATAACTGATAAGGCTAGGGCGTACTCAAATACACAACAATTAAGGGCGGTGATAATTACGGAATTAAGGAAATATATAGACCTAAGAGATCCTGTCGATGTTATGACGATGGACGAGGCCATCAAGCGCCGGACTGCTGAATGGTCAGTTAGTAACACCGGATTAACCGGATACATTGAAGGCTATAACGACTGTTTACAGGATCATAGCGATGGCAAGTAAAGACCTGCATTTGAATCTGAAAGGGGAATATTTCCACGCTATCCGGGCGGGAAAGAAGGTGGAGGAATACCGGCTTTATAATGACTATTGGCGCAAGCGCTTGGAAGGTCGGGAATATGAACGTTTGTTCATTAAATGGGGTTATCCAGCAGGACACGAAGAACACCGGATTATAGATCTACCTTATTTTGGCTATGAAGTGAAAACAATCATACATCCGTTGTTCGGACCTGATCCTGTTAAGGTATTCGCAATTAAATGTGATGTGAATTGGATGCTAAGAGGTGAAAAATGAAAAGTAACCGTAAACGCCTGGTAAGGGCATATGACAAAGCCTTAAAGGCTTTTGACGATCTGAGACACAATAAACGCCAGCGCCGTAAATGGGCGCGAATGCTTGTTAGTGAATGGCATAACGAAGATTTCTTTTTGGAAGCGCGGCACATGACGCAAGAAGACGCGGATCAATTAGCTTACGATAACGTTTACTATATGATGTGGTGATAATATGCAGATAATCATTGATTACCTTTGCCACGCTGCAAATACAATTTTCGGTATGTATCAACAACCGTTTCTCAAAGAATGGGATGATATGCTAAACGACATCCTCGACAAAGGATTAATAATGGAGGTTGACGAGCTTACAATCAGATTTAATTATGAGGGTGAAGAATATCTAATTTGGGTGGGTAATAGATGGTATTCATACGGTCATATTTATTCAATTGGTGGTAAGTTCATTAAAAGAAAACAGGAATTCAGACCGCGCTTCCGCACAATGCGCCGCCTGCATGATCTGCATATGAAGTTATTCGAAGATCAGGAAGCACGGGAGTTATTCAAAATTTACGGGGATAAATCATGGAGCTAAAAATCTGGCAGGCTATCGACGTAGTTGATAATGAATTGTCTATGTTTGCCACTGACGGAAAGCGCGTGGTGATCGCTACATGGACGCGCTTGCATGACGATATCACTTTTCGCCGCAAAGTTGCCGAGGGTCTTTTCTCTGATGGCGGCTACACGATGAATATCGCACAGCTTGCCAGAATGAAGGATGAAAAGCTGGTAGACAGCTATACAACAGCATAACGGGGTAAATATGCGTATCTATGAACACAAGTGGGATAAAACCCGCTTTTTTGTTCGTGCTGGCGTGGCGTACCAGTATCACGAATGCGGATATATTGAGGCGCTTGCTTACGACCTGGATTTCGAACAAGAAAGAGAATGGTTTGATTTCAAGATCTACCGGAAACGCAAGCCAACGCGCGACGAGCGCCACGCTATCCGGGACTTTTTAATCAGCATTGACCGCTGGGAGGCAGAGGAATGAAAGTTAAATTCTTGCACGATCACGGATACCCTTCATTGAAACATGTTGTTGGTAAGGTCGTTAATGTCGTCCATAGCGATGAGATTACTTGCATGATTAATGGTGCTGATCTCATTGCCGCTGGTGCTGATGACCATTATATCAATCCGGCGTGGTCGTATACGTTCAGTCTTGGTGACTTCGTGGGTGACAAGGGGCGCGGTCTGCAAATAGTCGAGGGTTAATATCATGGACGTTTACGAAGATTTATACCTTCAGACAAATACCCGCACTTTTTATTTTCTGAAAAACGGCGTCGTATATCGCAGCGATGACGGGGTAATAATGAAAGAGTGGTTATTTAAGCGTAAAGACCTACTCGACGATCTGGTTTTTGCCGGGATATTCCGTAAACGTCCGGCTAACCTGGAAGAAGAAATGTTGATCGACGAGGTATTAAAATGAAAGTGAATTATTTCAGGGCAAAAGACAAGGCAACAGGAAAGCGGGTGGCTATCCTGGTTAATGAAGCAAATTATATGTTTGTTCTCCAGCCGTGGTGCATAGCTGACTATAACGATGATTATCGCCGTCACGCTGCGCGGCGGGCGGTCGGGATGAAAGGCTGGCAACCGCGAGACATGCTTAATTATTGCGACTGGAACCTGATAGCAAAATACACGGTCGATTATAAAGGGGTTTTCTGATTATGTTTGCAAGATGCGTTTATTCTGACACTACGTGCTTTACTACTGGCGAACTATATAGCGTTGATCTTCTTAATGGGTGCGAGCGCGGCGCTGGCGGTATTCATTATGTAAAAGATAATGATGGCGATGCGTGGCAATTTTACGGCGATTACGTAAAAGGGGTTGTTAAGGGTAGTTTTGATAATCGTGTGATGGCGCGTTTTGTTAAGTGGTGAGGTAGTGTTATGAGACAGAATCAGAGATACCAGTGCACATACTCACGATGCAGCGCGTTTTTTAAGAATGGCAAGATCTACGAAGTCGGCGCGGCATTGGTTGACGCAAAGGATCAGGAATATATTCACGCCATTACTGACGACCAGGGCCAGTTATGGCGATTTTATAAGATGGGCTGTGGCACTGCGCTTGTTTATGCGCGTGCTGGTGGTGGTGCTTTTGCTGCGTTTTCGTATGTAGGGGTATGAAAATGATTTTAACGTGTAACGAGTCGGAATTAGGCTGTTTTGAGGAAGGCGCACAGTATACGGCTGAAAAACCGATGGGATTGTCGCCTAAGTTGCCGTTTATCGTCGTGACTGACACTTACGGTCACTTATGGTATGCAGAGCCGCGCCGGGGGACTGGTCGCTACGTTGTCCGTAGTTCTGACGGGGCTATGAAAGTTACTTTTACGGAAGAAACATAAATGTGATCTTCATCACAAGGTATACAAAATGGCATTGTTTCGGCAGTGCCATTTTGTTATAAAGAAGCTGAAGAGAGAACAATGCGGAGGGCAGAAAAATGAAACGCTGGATTAACGAAGAAACAGAAGCCCGCTTCAATGCAATTTGGGATCTGATTGAAAAAGAGGACGGCGTTTCTAGTCCCTACCTGAACAATCTTGAGTTCCACTATGTAGAAGCGATGAACGCAGAGCATGACCACGAAGGCGGTGCTGATGAATTCGCCAAAAAATACGGCTTCGATGATGCAAACCATATGATTAACAACGTGGTGATGCAGGCAGAGGAAGACTACGAATGCAAATCACTTGAATTCGCACGCATGGCATAAGGGGGAAAACATGAACGCTAACGCTAAATATCCGGCTTGGGTTTTCGAACTGTACGCAAGATACTTTGAATTACTGGCACCAGATGAAGAAGCATTAAGCATTGACGAGTACGCGGAGTGCTTAGGATTTAAAGGAGACGAAGAAGCATAAAACACGGGGCCGGATGGCCCCATCAAATCAGAAGGGTGTAATTATGAAAAGCGCTAAATTTATTGCGTGCTGTTTTGTTGAAGTCCCTAACGATGATGTTTTCTGCAATTATGAATTTAAAGACAGCGCCGGAATCGTTCATGTTGTGGTTGGCAAGCGTGGCGACTGGTTATATATCACTGATGGAGACAGGATCTTCACTAAAAACCAGTTATTCAGAATAAAGTCAGAAAATAATGAAATACCTGTAGGTAATATGGGGATCATGAATTACCACGCCTGCTTATGGTTAAAATCTGATGCGGTAAATAAAGCGCGTAGCTTACCTGGTGCTGAATTTTAATTTCTTACGAAGGAGAATAAACAATGACTAAATTTATCAGCGTTAAGGTTTTCCGTGGCACTATTCCAGAAGGTGAAAAATACGGCAAATTCGGTGGAATGCCTGGTGCATGTTTCCGTGTAGCAACGGAAGACGACGAGCATGTTAAATGCTTCCACGTATCGGAGCCGCCTTTTAATCCAGAACATCTTGAAAACCCTGATAAGGTTAAAATGTTCGTTTTTGCTTCACTGATGCTTAATCCTTACCCTGATCTTGATGTCGAGTTGGTTGGCGCGGAAAAGATCGCGGAATACAAAATAACAGAATCGGAAGACGGAGACTCAAAAATTGAGCGCATCAAATAAACCTTACAAAATCCGGTGTAAAGGTGAATACCCTGGCTTTACGACTGGTTGCGAATACCTGGGCCACATTGGGTACGGTCCTTTTGGTGAGTTAGGGATGAATACGATGGACGACGACGGCGATAATCGGACGCTCGATCTTGATACGGATGACTTCGAATATATCCCGCAAGTTACTTACCGTGCCGTTGATGATTTCCTGGCTGAACAAGAAGACGACGAGGATGATTAAATGGAAGAGTGGTATAAAAATTTATTAATCATGTTTCTTGCTGAAAATTGGGCGCTATTTGAGCGTTTTTGCGATGAGCATGGTGAAGACCCTAACGATATTTATCACGATCTTGGGGGTGAGGATGATTAACTGCCTTGTGGCCGTAATTATTTTGCTATATATCGCTGGCGCTATCCTGATGTCTTGTTTTATCAGAAGTAACGATCTCGATCGTGGTGGCCTTGAGATTACTTTCTGGCCTGTAGCGGTATTTATCGCTTTCGTTGAAGCTACGCGCATACAGATCAAAAGAGCTATTAAGGAGCGTAAAAATGGGAAATAGCGACCATGAATATGACGGTGTTTATCAGTCATTGGCGTCACGCGCTTATTATCGCCTTGAAGGTGAACACGTAATGATGCGATTACTCCAGTGTGATCCGTGGCATAAAACAATTTTACCTGTGACAGCGAAAGAAGTTATCACGATGTTTAATCACGGGCACTGGCGCAAGGTTGGTGATATTAAATTCAGGATGTTTAAGGATGGTGATTAAATGATTGAAGATGGCATATACGCCGTAACACTAATCGACAAGATGTTTTATCGCGTAGAGGGTGGTGATATTCGCGTTTGCGTTAGCGATGGTGAGTGGGTAGCGCCAATCATCAAGACGACGCGAGAAACAATTAAAATCTGGCTTGATAATGGTGATTTGGTGAAAGTTAGTGATTTGTAGCCATAATCGCGCATAAAAAACAAATAGATTAAAATATTTCCTAACAATGCGAAATTGTAATTACCCGGCCCAGCGCCGGGTTTTTGCTTTGTTGGAGGAAAATCTATGTTCGACAAAATACGGGAGGCGTGCGCGTATGTGACCGGGGCCGTAACTGCTTTTTTCGGCGCGATAACCATCAATGACATTGCCGTCTTTGTGGGTATCTTATCAACCGTAGGCACATTTGCCGTTAACTATTACTTCAAATCACAGGAGAACAAACGAGCGCAAGAGGAACACGACGCGCGAATGGGGAATAAGTAACATGATTAGCCAATCGCTGAAGAATAAAATTATTGCTGCGGCGGCTGGTGGGGCGATCGCTATTGCGGCTGTGATGGTTAAACCATTAGAAGGCGTGGAGTACGATCCGTATCGTGATGTTATCGGTGTATGGACTGTTTGCTATGGTCATACCGGGAAAGACATCATGCTGGGTAAGACTTACACGCAATCAGAATGCGATGCATTGTTAAATAAAGACCTGCACAAAACCGCAAAAGCGATCGATCCTTATATTAAAGTCGAAATATCAGATTTTACCCGCGCGGCGCTTTATTCATTCGCCTATAACGTAGGCGCTACCAACTTCAAAACATCAACATTATTAAAACTACTCAATGACGGCAAGAAATCAGAAGCGTGCGCACAGCTTAAACGCTGGATTTATGCTGGTGGTAAACAGTGGCAAGGTTTAATCAACCGCCGTGATGTTGAATATGCCGTTTGCGAATGGGGGGAAACGTGGACAAGGTGAAGGCGTTAATCATCGCCGCTATCGTTTGTGTCGTTGTTGGGCTTGTTGCCGCGCTTAGTCACTGTCAGTCAGTGATAAACACAATGCAAAGCGAGCTAACTACTACGCAGGGCGCACTAAAAACAGCAAGTAACACTATTCAGCAGATGAAGGAGCGAAACGCCGAACTGTCAAAACTTGATAAGAGGTATCACGATGAAATTAAAGCTATCAGATCTGACATTGCTGATCTGCGTGCTGGTATTGATAGCGGTGCTATCCGGTTGCACGTCAACGCAATACCAGTGCGAGTGTCAGACGCCACCGGAACCGCCAGCAGCATTGATGGAGCCGCCTGTAGACTCACTCCCGACGCTGAATCGGCTTATCTATCCCTCAGAGAACAACTAAAAGAGAAAGACGCGAAGATCACCGGATTGCAGGACTACATCAAGACGCAGTGCATACGCAAAGAATAACAGCGCGTGGACGTGTCGCCGTTTCCGCCAGCCAGCCATAACCGGGCCAATCCTTCCCGCGAGCGACGGCGGAAAAGTCAAAAACACGTAATACCGGATCAACAGTCCCATTAACAGGTCGGCGCTACCTGGGTAGAAGAAAGCGCCATTCACTCACCTGCCACGCGTAGGACGAGCGCCCGGATCTGTTTATCAGAGATGTTAAGCAGGTCCAGTTTTATAAAATTCTGCAAACGGTACTCACTAAGCGCCGTTTTCAGTGTTTTATATCTGTTTTCACTCCCTGCGGTGTCGAGTTTTGCGGGGGTTATATTTTTCAGAATAGGAGATTATTCTGATGGCTAAGGCTAAAGGCATTAAGTTGCCTCAATTCAAGATCCCACTCTTTGAGCATACAACCGTTTTCTTTTGCCCGACCCGCGAGATGTTTTATGAATTTTGCGAAAAGGCAGGAATTCCAATTGAACCTGATTTCGAACTGGCGGGAGGATTGACGCTTACTTGCACTGGTGAGAAAGGCGGTAACTTCTACGTGATCGCAGTATTCGACAATGAGTTAGGAACACTGGTCCATGAATGCGCTCACACCACATTCCATGTTTTAAGTGATGTAGGCGTCGTGGCGACCACTGATCCAACTCATCCGGCGAATGAGACTTACGCTTACATGGTAGGCCGCATCTTTGATGCATTTTTCCCTATACTGGCTGAATCAAACGAAGCACAGGTTGCAGCAATGCAGGCGGCTGAAGTCGTCGAGCAGGCATTAGAACAGGCAGAACAGCCGAAGGAAGAAGAAAAACCCGCGAAGAAAGGCAAACGTAAGCCGAAATCAAAAGAAGCGTATGTACCGCGCGTAATGAGCTTTAAACGAGGCTGATTATGGATGAGCGCATCATCGCAGGATTAATCGGTATTTCTGTATTTCTGGTGGGTTTTATTATCGCCGTACTGATAACCGTAAAAAGCAAGTATTAGATGGGGTGGCAAGATGGTTGACCCGCTAATTATCCTTTCTGCCTGCGTCGCTGTATGGCTGGCGATCATGATATTCATTGAAAGCTGAAGGTATTCACCATGAATATTTACGATCTCATCTGGTGGTCGTTGGTCGCCGTCATTATCTATTTCTGGTGGAAGAATGTTGTATAGGTGAAAGCATGAACGCATACGAAATGCTATTGCTGGTGGCTGTAGTTGTAGTCATTGCCGTAGATGTTTATCGGGAGTTTAAAAAATGAAATGGCTTGATTTCCTTTTCCTGATCGTTGCGATTGTTCTTACCATGACCGCGCTGACTCAATAGGTGAGCAAATGGATGTTATCGAAGCCGTATTATTCGTATGTATCGCCGCGTTAATTATTGTTGGAGTGATTATCAATGTCTGATGGTGATTTCTTATTCATGGCTTTATGTACGCTGTTAATCGTTATTGTTTTCTTCGCATAAGGGTAAACAATGAAAGAGCTATTCGACTGGTTGGAAGTATTAACATACTGCGCAAGTTTTGTTGCTTGCGTATATATCATCAATAAATATTGAGAGGTGAATTATGGCCCGCACTAAAAAGGCAAATGCTGACGATAAAAAGCCAGCCGCTAAAAAGGTGGGCCGTCCGCATGGTTATACCGAAGAAAAGGCATTAGAAATCTGTGAGCTGGTGGCGGACGGTCAGAGCGTTAATAAAATATCGAAGATGCCTGGTATGCCTACCCGTTCAACAATCCTGAAGTGGTTTAGGGATGTGCCTGAATTTTCGGACATGTATATGCGCGCGAAAGAAATCGGCTTCGAGGTATTAGCTGATGAGATCCTCGACATAGCTGATGATGCTAAGAACGTTGATAAAGACCAACTACGCCGCCACCAACTAATGATTGAAACGCGTAAGTGGTTACTGGCAAAACTGCAACCGCGCAAATATGGCGAACGCGTTACACAGGAGATCGTCGGCAACAAGGAAGAAGCGCCCGTCCAGGTTGAAGTCACGAAAGAAGAGATCGCCCGCATCGTCCAGGAAGTAGAAGACGAGGTGTGATTATGTTGTCCATCAAAGAAAGGGTTATTCAGTCAAAATGTGAAAACGATGGCTTGTTCTTCAACCGTTACTTCTACAAGCAGGCAAACGGAACGAAGATGTTAATCTCAGGCCATCACATAGCCATACGTGATGCACTGCAACGTGTTATTAATGGTGAGATTACCCGCCTCATCATTAACATCCCTCCAGGGTACGGTAAAACCATGATCGCAACTATCAACATGATGGCGCGGTCCCTCGCAATAAATCCCCGCACACGCTTCCTTCACGTTTCCTATTCCGACAACCTTGCGTTACTCAATTCCTCGACAGTCAGAAGCATGGTTTGTTCGCAGGAATACCAAAAGCTATGGCCCATGAAGATCCGCAACGATGCCAACAGTAAATCGATGTGGTGGACGGAACAGGGCGGCGGGATATATGCCGCATCGTCACACGGTCAGATTACGGGTTTTCGTGCTGGGTACATGGAGCCAGGCTTTAACGGCGCGATGATTATCGACGACCCATTAAAGCCCGCTGACGCTTACTCTGATGTGATGCGGGAGAAGGTAAAGACCAACTATAACGACACGCTGGCTTCACGTCTGGCAGTGCAAACCACGCCCGTGATCGTCATTATGCAACGCATCCACTACGATGATTTGTCCGGCTACCTGTTACGCGGTGGCAGTGGTGAGAAATGGTATCACCTTAACCTGCCAGTGAAGATCGACAATAGCATCGACTATTGGGATCTGTACCCTGAAAACGAATTCGCTATTCCTATTGCTCACAACCTGCCAGACGGCTGGCTATGGCCTAAAAAGCACAATGATAGCCATGAGGCCGGACTGAAAGCTCACCGTAGGTCATTCGAGGCACAGTACATGCAGCGCCCGCGTAAATTCGACGAGGAAGGCGCGTTATGGACTGAAGCCATGATAACCGCCGCGCACCGGATGCAGATAACGCAGGACAAGATCCGCACGGTGATAGCCATCGACCCGGCGACAACATCATCTGATGAGTCAGACGAAACAGGGATTGTAGCCTGTTCAGCCTATGGTGGCGGCAAGTACGCACAGTATTCTGTAGATGGTGACTATTCAGGCCGCATGTCTCCTAACGACTGGGCGCAAGCATCAATGAACGCTTACAACATCCATGAAGCTGATGCGATCGTTATCGAAACAAACCAGGGCGGTGAAATGGCTAAGGCCACGCTACGTAATGCCGGATTCAAGGGGCGCATTGTTGAGGTGCACGCAAGTAAAGGTAAATTCGCCCGCGCCGAGCCAATATCAGCACTGTATGCACAAGGAAGGGTGGCGCACACTGGCAACCTGTACACGCTGGAAAACCAGATGATGGAATATGTGCCAGCCACCGCCAAAAAATCACCTGACCGTATGGACGCTATGGTATGGGGTATCACTGAACTAAGCCAGCCACAGGCGATGGGCCTTATGTTGCCTAAGCGCCTGCGCGGATTTTAAAAACCATCCCACAATCCCCCACAAGTTTTTCTATTTTTCGCGTAGCAACGCGTAAACATGTATTCAGGAGTAAACATTATGCCATCCAATTTAGAATTGGCGGTTAATGCTGCCTTGTCACAACGCCAGGCGGCCTTTGCCCGTTATGCCGCCGCTCACCCATTCACTATGGGTATTGATGCTAAGCGTAGCGCCGCGTGGAGTGAGTACGGATTCAAGGAAGAGATTACCTATACCGATTTATATAAGCTGTATCGTCGCGGTGGTATTGCTCACGGGGCCATTGAAAAAATTATTACCACATGCTGGCGTGACACTCCGGCGCTGATAGAAGGTACTGAAGACGAGAAAGCGGAAACGGAAACACCCTGGGAAAGAGAAATCAAGAAACAATTCGATAACCGATTCTGGCGTGTTGTTGCTGAATGCGATCGCCGTCGCCTGGTTGGTCGTTATGCCGGACTATTGATTCACGTCAAAGATAACCAGCCGTGGGATCGTCCAGTAACCAAAGGCGTAGGCATTGCCAAATTCACCCCTGTATGGGCTGGCGCACTGACACCGAAGGATTTCGATGAAAACCCGGATAGCGATAACTACGGCCTGCCGACATGGTGGGAATACAAAGAACGCATCAACAGTAAGACCATCGCAAGGAAAATACATCCAGACCGGATATTTATCTTTGGTGACTATTCTGATGATGCTATCGCTTTCCTTGAGCCATCCTATAACGCATTCGTCTCACTGGAGAAAGTGGAAGGCGGTAGCGGTGAGTCATTCCTGAAGAACGCCGCACGCCAGCTTGCCATCTCATTCGACAAAGACATTGACTTCCGCTCACTGGCTGCAACGTATGACTGCGACGTTGCAGAGTTACGCGAAAAATTCAATGAAGCCGCAGCGGAAATGAATAAAGGTAATGATGTGATGATGGCGTTACAGGGGGCAACAGTAAGCCCGCTGGTAACTGCTGTATCTGACCCGTCCGCAACCTATGACGTAAACCTGCAAACCGCCGCCGCTGGTATCGACATTCCGACGCGTATCCTGGTAGGGAATCAGCAGGGCGAACGCGCATCAACTGAAGATCTCCGGTATTTCAATAACCGATGCATGACCCGCCGTCAGGAAATCGGAGGTGAGCTTGAAGAGCTATTCCGCAAACTGGCAGATCTGCGCCTTATCAGTATGCCAGTCGATATCTCTGTTTTATGGGATGACCTTAACGCCATGACAAAAGCCGAGCTATTGGAAGCGGCACACAAAATGGCGCAAATCAATCAGGCATGTCTCGCTACTGGTGAGGAAATATTTAGCGGCGATGAGATCCGCGAAGCTGCCGGATACGATGGCCCAGCCAGTGAAGTAGAACCGGAAGACGAGGAAAACGATGATGAAGGTGAAGAAAATAATCAGGAGAATACCGCCCTCCGCGATAATTCCATCTAACACCGAAGACCCGACCATGACAGGGAAGTTGCGATCGGGAGCTATTAAGCGTTTCAAATCCTGCCTGAAGAAAATAGCCGATCCATATATCGCCATACTGGGCAAAATACAATATAGCCTGGCTGTTAATAAGAAATACACATTCCAGATTTACATGGATGAATTGCACGACATGCTGGAGGACGCCAGCGACATGATTGATGAGATATTCGAGCTAACCGACCCGGAAAGTTTTTGGTTCTGGCAGGAATACGTGAAGGTCGCGTATCAGCGAGGCACGGCACAGGAATACGCCAACCTTGCTAATCAGTCGGTCACGTACTCAAGCGCTTACCCTGATGTATCCGCCGTGCTATCAAGCACAACCTACCGCACGCGCCTTGCCCTGGTCCGTACCCGTGTATTTGAAGAAATGCGCGGGCTAACAGCACAGATCAAGAAGGATATGGCCCGACGATTAACCGAAGGGATGGCCCGTGGCTTAAACCCACTGGAAATAGCGCGCACATTGCAGCAGGAAACGCAATTGCCGCTATACAGGTGCAAACGTATTGCCCGAACTGAAATATGCACAGCGTTACGCACAGCGCGTATGGATGAGGCAGAAGCGGCGACAGAAGAGCTTAATCTGCGCACTATGCAAATGCACATTTCGGCATTGTCACCGACTACCAGGCTATCGCACGCGCAGCGGCACGGGAAAACATACACCATAGATGAGCAGCGCGAATGGTGGAGCAGATCCCCAAATTCAATTAACTGCAAATGTAGCACGATTACCGTATTGGTTGACGAAGACGGTAACATATTAAACAAACGAATATTAGATCGGGCGCAAGAAAACTATAAGGTTGCGCACGCTAAATATGGCGAAGATTGGGAGTAAAACCGTGAGTAAAGAACTGATTCAGGTTAATACCAAATTAACCGCTAATACAATCCGCCGGGAAACGTATAACGGGCGTGAACATATTGTCGTCCCGTCCTACACGTTACCATTCAATATCGTTATGAATCGGGAATATTACCCGGAAGCTGAAATTATCGCTAATTACCAGTCGCTGGAGGGAACACTCGCCCCGTTAGGTCATCCTACCGTGGACGGTAAATTTGTTTCCGCATTTAGCCCGGAAGGATTAAACACGGGTTTTTGTGGAGCGTGGAATAGAAACGTTGAATTACGCGGCAACCGTGTTTATGTGGAAAAATGGGTGGATGTGGAAACCGCCAGCCATTCAGAGCAAGGCCGCGAATTATTAAGCAGACTGGAAGCACTGGAGAAAGGAGAAAGCAAAGATCCGATCTGGTCATCCGTCGCTGTATATCGTCAACGTATGCCAGCTACTGAAGAGATGAAAGCCCAGGGGGCCGACCATGTGGTGAAAATCATGTCTATCGACCATGACGCTATTTTGCTGCATGAGCCGCCAGCCGCTTCACCAGAGCAAGGCGTTGGCCTGATGGTTAATACTGACCAGGCGAAACCGTTAATGGCGGTGGCAATGAAAGAAAACAGCTACCGCACACTTGAGAAACAATTAACCGACGCCGCGCGGGAATTATTCCCTGATGCCGATTATGTGTATGTGGTGGACTTCACTGATAAAGAAGTGACGATCGCCACTAATACTGAAAGTGCTCAAGTTTGCACATATGAAAAACAGGCTGATAAAATTATTCTCAATAATGGCGAGCTTGCAACCAACGAGGAAAGTAAATCCTGGTTTACGCAGTTCGCTGAACACCTTTCTAATCTTTTCTCCCTGAATGAAAAAATTAAGGCCAATAAATCGGAGGACGATCCCATGCCTTTGACCAAAGAAGAACGCGCCGAACTGGTAAAAGAAATTAACGAAGGCTTAGCCGCTAATATCGCTAATGCAGTAGCAGAGGCATTAAAACCAGTACAGGCAAGCGTTGAAGAATTACAGACCAATCAGAAAGCGATTAAAGAAGAGATCGCAGCAAACGCAGATAAAGAAGCAGCAGAAAAACGCGCCGCAGTAGCAAAAGTACACGGCGAAATTGTTGCTAACGCATTAAGTGGGGAAGCGTTAGAAGCAATGTTTAAATCCCTGGGCAAAGCCGCGCCAATGGCAGCAAACTCCGCCGCTGGTGGAAATAAACCTGCTACCCCTGACATTAACAACTATTTCGCATAAGAGGTGAATTATGGCCCGTTTTCGTCGTGTGAATATTGACGGTAAATCTATTACCGAAACCGCAGTATCTGCCGCAGAGCTTAAACCAGGCACCCCTGTTAAAATGACGGCTGGTAAATTCGTTGCCGCCACCGATACCGAAGGCCGTATTTATGTTGTTAATCCGGCATACCATGAAGGCTTGGGTATTGAAGATGCAATTCCGGCTGGTCATTCCGTGGTCGCTGACTACGCAGAAGAAGCCCGCGAATTCGCAATCCTGCTTCCTGAAGGTACTTACACCAAAGACGCAGGAATCACCATTGGTGCTGATGGCTTTAAGGTCGCGGCAACTGGTGAATCTGCCGATCCGGTTTTCGCTTTCTGCCAGGAAACTGTAACCCTTGAAGCGGCTGATTTTGTACGTGTCCGCGTTGCATAATAATAAGAGGTGAAAAACTATGTTGTTTAATAAACACAACCTTGCTACCAACAGCCGCATTCGTGCCCAGTGGGATCACCTTTGGGCGCAGCGCAACATGTTCAATGATCGTGACGGCGCTCTTATTGCCGCAAATATGGCAAACATGACCGCTGACATCCTGGCATGTAATGCCGTTGGCGGCTTCGATCAGGAATTTTGGAAAGCTGTCGATAACCAGATTATCGAAATGAGCACCGAAGAGACTGGTATTGAAATTGTAAACGATCTAATGGCTGTACAAACCGTATTACCGATCGGTAAAACAGAGAAAATGTACAGCGTATCCGGTGATATTAACGATGAAGTCGTCGTTAGTATTGATGGTCAAGCCCCGCATGGCTTTGATCACACTGAATATGGCAGCGATGGCGACCCGATCCCGATGTTCGCAGCGGGTTACGGTGTTAACTGGCGTCATTCCGAAGGTCTGAAAACTGTAGGCATCGACCTTGCACTGGATAGCCAGCGTCTGAAACTGCAAAAATTCAACAAAGCCCGCGTTGATTACTACCTTAACGGTAACGCAAAAATCAACGTCAACGGTAAACCTGGTCAGGGTATTAAAAATCACCGCAATACCCAGCAACTGACCATGACCACCGAAGACCTCACCACTGACTCATTCGATGACATCATCAAATTCTTCACCACTGGTGCATTCGGTGTTATGGCCCGTAACAACCGCGTTGATCAGTATGACATCATGTGGGTGTCCCCTGAAATTATGGCTAACCTGGCAGCGCCGCACATTGCAAACGGTACTGTAGTCGGTACTGTGCTGAATATCGTTAAACCGTTCATTCCGGTTAAAGAAATCCGCCAGACCTACGCTCTGACAGGTAACGAGTTCATCGCTTACCAACGCCGCCGCAACGTCATTACCCCGCTGGTTGGTATGACGACTGGTGTCGTTCCTCTGCCGCGCTTTATGCCGACTGATAACTACAACTTCAAAATCATGTCTGCCGAAGGCTTACAAATCACCTGCGACATGCTGGGCCGTTCCGGTGTCGTTTACGGTCACAAATAATTTTGTATTTCCTGTAACTCCCCGGCGCGATGCCGGGGATTTTTTTTGTATGTGGAGAAAACAAAATGGTTACTACACAACAGGCGCGGGAATACCTTGAAAGCCAGGGTGTGGAAATACCCGATGTAATTTTATCCTTGCTGGTGGAGCAGGCAAATAGCGTTAATGAATGCCTTGATGCCAACTATCCGGCCTCCACTGCAACATTAATCCAGCTTTATCTCATTGGCCTGTTAGGACTCAGCCAGGCTGATAAATACGTTTCCTCGCAGACTGGTCCGAACGGTGCAAGCCAGTCCTACCGCTATGTCGATTTCAGTAAAAGATGGAAAGCGGCCTATTCGTTGCTTTACTCCCTTGATAAGCATCATTGCACAGCCGAACTGATTCCGGCTGATCCTGATAACACCGCGCACGCCGGACTATGGATAGGTAAGAGTGGGAGGATGTAACCATGTGGAACGACCTAACATTACCAGATCCGGTATTACCGAAACTGTTCACCCGCGTATGGGTGAAGACAGACACCGGGCGACAGGTAGCCGCCTATCTCAATGATGCTGGCGAATGGGTAATTCTTTGCCCGCGCGTGGCGAAAACTCATCCGAAAATTGTTAAGTGGAGTTACGGCTATGAGTAAGATCGCGCGATTCAGCTACAAGGCATTAGCCACCATTTACCCCGTAACGCGTGACGACTGGACAAACTCCGATGTATACGGTGCACCATACCTGATTGATTGTTCATGGGAGCGCACCGACGGCACGGCAACAGACACAAACGGCAATGAGGTTAGCAATACAATAACCGTATTTACCGAACTGCTTCACAATATGCAGCCAGTACAGCGCCCTGATAGGGGGTGGATGATTGCCACTGGTGACACCACTGATATTTCCGACCCGCTGGCGGCAGGTGCGAACGTTATAACCGGAATCGTTGAATGGGATATGAGCATGTTTAACGACACGCCGGATTATAAGATCGTGACAGGGGGTTAATCATGCCTATCAAGGGTGTTAAACGTGTCAGGGAGCGATTAAAGCAGGAGCTAAAGGAAATCACAGATAAGAAAACTCATGAGGTGTTATGGCGTGTAGGAATGCTGGCTGGTGGCTTTGCTGCGAATATGACGCCAGTCGATACGGGTTTTTTAATTAACAGTCAATTCCAGTATATAGGTAACACGGCGGAGGGTATGCAGTTACGGCTGGGATATACGGCCCGTTACGCTGAATGGGTGCACAATATGCCGGGCACATTAAAAGGCCAGCCGCGCGAACATTTCGGGAAAACAAATAACCTTTCAGATTTCGGGCCGAAACAGGTAATTGAGTTCGGCGGCGGTACTGGAAAGGGTAAATATTGGGACCCAAACGCGGAGCCGGAATTTTTGCGCAAGGCATTCGAAGATCCAAACAACGCCGACGATATTTATAAAGAGATTGTAGAAGGTTACAAAACATGAAACGCAGCGAAGTATACGACGAAATAAGGGATTGGATTAAATTCCACGGGTACGATGAAGGCTATATTTTGCAGGCCCGTTTCTGGAATGAGCGATCCAATTCAAATAACGACAGATACATTGTCATCCAGCAAAACGGCGGCGCGGCTGGAGAAGAAGCAATAACCCGTGATTATTTCCGCATCCTGGTTATTTCCGCGCGTAATGATGCAAATATCAGTGAAGTGGAAGACCTTGCCGACGCCATCCGTCAAAGTATGTTAACCGAATACAGAACTGATAAAATTACATACATGAAGCCAGTAGGCGCTATTCCTGCAATGCAGACCAGAGAAGGGCGCTTTATTTTTACCGTAGCTTTTCAAACTATCATATCCAGATAAGAGGTAATAAACATGTCTCAGACTTGCGAAAAAGGCGCATTTTCAGGCCGCGACGTTGCTGTATTCTTCGCTATCGCTTGTCCAAATGCGAAGCCGGACACTGATGATTATAAAGCGTTAGGCATGATGCGTGGTAAAACCCTTTCCGTCGAATGGGAAACCGCAGACGCCACCGCTGATAAATCCGCCGACTACACTAAAGAATCCCTGGTCACTTACAAAAATATTTCATTCTCAGGTGACGGCGTATCGCGTACTGAAGAAATCCACAACCAGAAGACACTAAAACGCCACGTTATTAACCCAGGCCAAACGACCGGATCTCAGCCGTATGTGTGGCTGAAAATTGTTTCTCCTGTAGACGTAACTGAAGGGCCGTTCCTTTGCACTTCCTTTAAAGAAGAAAACCCGCACGATGACGCGTCTACCTGGTCTATTGAGTGCTCAAGCGCCGGACAGGTGACTTGCGGCGACATCCCGACAGATCCGGTGGTGTAATAAACAATTTCAACAATCGGGGCCATCTGGCCCCTTTCTTTTAGGGTGAAACTATGATTCATGTTCGTACCGGACAATTTGCAGCGGTGGTGAACGGTAAACGCTATGAATTTAACCCGTGCTTCGCTGCGATGGCTAAGATAGGTAATGACAGGGAACTGGTTGAATACTTCGCGCTTATCCATGGAAGCAAATACCCTTCACGCTTACCTGTAGATCCAGACCTCCGCAAACGCGTTATGGCGCGGTGTTATGGTGAGATAGTGCAAACGTCAATACACATCCTTAAATGTTGCTCAGACGACGAAACAGGCCCGTTATTGGGCGAATGCTGGTTTACTCCTTCAGGTAAGTTAAAGTTAAAGCCCGGATTAATGCCGATCGAGGATGTCATCACGCTTGCGCAGCACTGCATGTACCACGGTCTTATTGGTGATGGCCCGGAAGAGGAATCCGGGGAGATCCAGGAGGGGGAATATAAGCCAACGTTTGACATACTGGAATTCGTTTATTCTGCCGTTGCTCACCTGGGATTGTCAGAATCTGAAGCATGGGCCATGACTATGACCGGATATAGGGCCGCTGTACGCGCTAAAACGCCGCCAGACGAAAGAAATGAGAGAAGCAAACCAAACGTTCACATAAATAAACGTGCTTATGACGAGCAAATGGAGGCCGCTAAAAGGGTGTTAGAAATGATGAAAAATCGTGAGCAAGAAAAAGCCCGGTAGATCCGGGCGTTTTTGTTAAGTTCGCTTATGCTATTTTTTCGTAAAGCACATTCATCTGTGTGCGAATCACTGTTAATATATTGATTGCTGCGTTCTTATTAATGCGTTTATTCGCTACTATTTTTGTTTTCCCATCAATAACAACCAGATCTGCGTGCAATACATGGTTGAAGTTGACAATGTAATAATACTGTTTATCGCCAACATGTTGAACATATGCACCATTTAGATTTCCTTTATACCCACAATCACGCTC